CGTTTATTTTCACTTCGTTTAAAACTTGATGGCTTCTTTTATTTATCTTTCATCTATACCAATAAAAGTATTTCAATTTTTTTTTACTTTCACCTTTTTTGATGAATACTGAAAATTTATAATTATTAGGGAACCCAGGTTCCCCCAAGCCCCCTCCTACCATAACATATTTTATGCCTGATATATTTTTACCATATTTATCCAGATGACCTATACATAAATAGTAATTAAATCCAAGTGGGACCAAATTAGCTTCTAATTGGATGGGTTGATTTTATTATATAACCACAGGTAGCTTCGCTTATATATTTTTAGTTATCACCAGATATAAGGCTTAAAATAAAAAAATTGAAATACTTTTTGCTTGTGTAGTAAGTTAATAAAAACCATATTAATTGTTACTGATTTATCAGCTATGTCAACCTTGAATACTATTGTTAACAAACAACTGCTCGTTAAAAATCTCTTTGACAATAAGAGATGTTTGGACCTACAAAATGAGATCTGTGAATACTTATTCTTAGATAAAATACAAGTTGAAGCGCGTAAAAATAAGAGAATATTAATTGAATGTATGAATCGATATTTGGATAGAATTGAAGACGAAGAAGGAGAATGTACATGGGCTATTAGTTACGGTTATGAACTACAATTTCAAGCTACACAATGTCTTACATGTGGGGGATACGAATTTATTGGAGGCCCATTATTAGCTCATATTGCGCCGAGAGCCTTATGCTGTTGTCCTGGATATAATGAATTTTATGAAAGACAAATTGCTTTGTATGAATATTATGAACAAAATATTGCTAATCAACCTTTACAAATGTTTATGTAATTTTAACTTAATTTTAAATAAATCCTTTTTTAAATGATTATTTAAAATTTATAGATTTTTAGTTATCTATGTATACCAGGTTAAATTTTAAAAATTGAAATGTTTTTTGAACGTTTAAATTTTTACAAAAAACTTATTAACTTAACTTTTTAAAAATGAACTCACAATTGATTAAACCTACCTTATCTGACAATATAAATCAATTGCCTTATGTTTTACAAAGAATAATATTTTATTATATACCTTTGGATATATTTTTAAAGGATGAAACAAAGCTAATTAAAAATATAATTGGTGTTTACAATATTGACCATGATCCCGATTTAACTAAAGAAATGGGATTATATTTTATTAAAAATATAATGGATTTTCAAAATTATGTCTTTTGGTCTTTAAGTAGTTATGAAGATCAAAAAAAAAATGGTTACTTATATTACGGGCCTGATTTTGGATGTAGAGAATTCGATAGACTTAATTTAAGTACTTTTATTAAAAATAAAATTCAAAAATACAATTAAAAAATATATTATTAATTTAACTTTTAACTTAAAAACCCTTTTTTAAATTGTATTTGAAATTTATAAATTTTTAGTTACCGCTATATACAAGCCAATAAAAATAAAATTGAAATACTTTTTAACACATTTGTCAAGTTAAAAACAAATAAGTATCAAGTTTTAAAATGAACGCAATTAAAAGTCTTTACATTCACAAAGTTGAAAAGCATATTAATGCTGAATTTATCGCACATGTTTTCGATAAAAATGGCATTGCGAAGGTAAGTAGAATTCTCCTGGAGCCAAGAAAAAATGATAGTAGATACAACAGAGCTTTTATCGAAATTAAAGAATGGTGTGATAGTGAAGTCGCATTTAATTTTATAATGCGATTAAGAGATCCTATTCGCGAGGCAAGATTTGTATACAACCAAGACGAATGGTGGATTGTAGAAATTAATAGGTATCCTCATACCATTTCTACAAAATGTGAAAATTACAGAGTTATAACTGTTTTCAGCGATATATATTCTAATATCGAGGATGATGATGCTATAAGTACAACTGCTGTAATTAGTTCTCAATCGGATAGTATCAATTATGAAAAAACAAGACAACTAAAAGCACTCATATATGGCTTCAAAAATGTTGATGAAATGGACGAAGCAGAAGAGTTCGATGGGTATTTACACGAGGCAATCAACGAAATTAACGAATGGCATGATGATTTTGCTGAAAGATTTAACAACACATTAGCTTTTTAAGTAGATAATTTAGATTTTATTGTAACTTTTAATTAAAATATAAAGGTGAGGTTTTCCCATTTGGGAGCTAATACCCTTTTTTCACATTATAAATTTAAGTAATTTATAAATTTTTAGTAATAAAAAAGTATTTAATAAAATTAAAAAAATTGAATAATTATTTTAAATATTTGAATTTAAATAAAATCTAAAACTTATTAACTTAACAAATTAACTTAAAATGGTAGTATTAAGAAGTCAAAGTAAAAAAGTAGTAATCAAAAATATTATAAAATACGACGACGACATAGACAATAGTCGCATGTATGGTTATAAATTTGAGATGAGTGACTCAAATATGAATATAATAGCAAGAATGTCAAGTGATTCACAATGCTGCGAAAAGTTAGGAGTGTATTCAGTAGCAAAAATGGAAGATTACATAGGAGCAGAATATAAATCAGTAAAAATAATAAAAAAAGAAGAAGGCAACTGGTATGAAGAAGAAAATATGATATTCGTTGAAATCTCATCAGATAGAGGAGACATAGTGTTTTATTTATATAATATACACAACGGAAATTATAGAAATAATGTATATGTAGAAAGTGAAAATGGAATGGAATCATTTAGAATTTAAAAAAACCCTATAAAAAACCCTATAAAAAAGCCCTATAAAAACCTATAAAAAATATATATAATTTTAATATTTAACTTTTAAAACCCTTTTTTTTCTTTAAGTAGTTTTTATTTATATTTTATTTTTAAATTTAAAAAAAATTGAAATACTTTTTTAAATTAAAGGAAAAAGCATAATATAATAGTTACTTACGAACTAAAAGTTTAAAATGCCAGTTGTTACCAGAAGTCAAAACGATAATTCAAATGTTTTAACAGAACAAATTTTCAAGTTAAATTTGAAGTATCTTAGTGAAAAATGTTCTGTATCAGGAGTTGAAAATAAGATTAGAAATATTATAAATTTCTTTAAATATATTAACGAAAATATTAGTAATTTTATTGAAAAAAATCCATATTGGATGAACTTTATTGTTATAGCATATAGAAAATCATTACAATTTATCCATGAAATTCAATCTGGAATGTGTGTTAATTGTGATAAAAAATTAGTAAAAAAATTTCTTCAAGAATGTAATAACACAAAAAAAATGGCTTCAAATATTATAAAAAATGATTCTTATATAATTTTAGATGATATTGAGAATGATTTCTTTGTAGATCAACAAAAAGAAACCAGTAGACCTCATAGAAATATAAAACCAGTCGATTACACTGGAATGGATTCTATTGAACCAATGGATGAATCGGATGGAATCACTGATATTTGGGCAGATTTAACTATAAATGAAGATCCTGACTATGAATATGAAGAAGACGAAGATGATGAAGAGGAAGAAGAAGATGAAGAAGAGGAAGAAGAAGAGGAAGAAGAGGAAGCAGAAGAAAATGCTAAATCTTATCTAAAAAAAGAAGAAACAAATGAAATAAAGGAACATATGAATATGTTAGAAGGTATTCGAAGATCTAAACGAAATAAAAAACCAGTTGATTATTCTGATATGGATATGGGAGACGAAGAAGGAGATATAAATATATGTAAAAGATGGTTTGAAAAAGACGGAAGCATTAAATATTTCTGGAGAAAATATCCTCTTTCAAAGGCAAATGAAATTGGTGACGAAGAATATGTAGAAGAAGAATAGATAAATAAACTTAATTTTAGTATATTTAATTTTAACTGTAATATTTAATTAAATCTTTTTTTATTTAGATATTTATTTACTATAAAATCGTTAATATAATATTTATAATTTAACAATAATAATATATGGATGAAAATAAAATTATAGAGTCAATAAATAAGTTATTCCTTAAAACAACTAACAATTATATTTTTATATATACACCACCAAAAGTAGGGTCTACAACATTAGTAACCTCATTAAGAGTTTCACTTAATAAAAGCTATAATATAATTCATATACATGATGAAACTATGTTAAGAGTTTTAACTGGCATAAGTGATGTTAAAATAAATGATATAATCAAATATTTATCTAATAAAGGAAAAAATGTCTATGTAATCGATATTTATAGAACTCCTATAGAGAGAAAAATGTCTGAATATTTTGAAAAATTATCTCCATATCATTTTAATAATACAGATGAAAATATTAGTAAATATTCAATTAAACGAATCATAGATCGTTTTAATAAAATATTTCCTTATATTGAAAATAGTGATCATTATTTTGAAAATTTTGGTATAAGTGAACCTGTACCATTTGATTTTGAAAAAAAATATACAATACAAAATATAAACAACGTGAAATACATCAAATTACGGTTATGTGATTCTCATATATGGGATTCCATTCTCTCTAAAATATTTAATATAGATATAATAATAATTCATGATTATAAAACAGAAGACAAAGGAATTGGTCAACTTTATAACCAATTTAAAAATGAATATAAATTACCTGCTAATTTTATAAATTTAATTAAAGAAAACAAGTATTTTAATTTTTATTATAATGAAATGGAGAGAAATAATTATATTAATAATTGGTCTACTAAATTATGTAATGACGTTGTACCTTATACAATCGATGAATACAATTTTTATATGAATATATGCTTAGAAAATCAGTATATAAATGATATACAAATTGATCATTATATAGATAATGGCTGTTTTTGTAAATATTGTACAGAAAAAAGGCGAGAAATTTATTTTAAATATAAAGCAGGAGAGAGAAAATTCGAAAAAATTATTCACCGAGAAATTATTAATGAAGTTAAAAATGAAAAAATAAATGAAATTAACGATAAATTAAAAAATATTATAAATAAAAAATTATCCAAGAATAAATTCAAACCTAAACAATTTAAGATAAATGTATTACATAAGTAAAATTATTACATATTATTTATTACTTATTACTTATTTTAATTAATAATATCAATGCCCCCAATATTGAAATAATTTTCATATACATCTTTAAATTCATATTTATAAATATTTTCTGGCGGCATGGTATCATCTTGTCCACATTTTGTCAAATTCACTAATTCCCATCCAGAATATTGTTTTTTAATCTTAATAACATATTCAATAAGTGTTACTAAATCTAACCATCTTGGGTAATTACCCCATTTGATGTAATCTGTTTTATCCATATTTTTTACAATAATGGATAACTCATCCTCTTTTAATAATTCAAATCCTTCTATACTTCTTTCATTTTCTCCAATTATATTTTGTGCTTCTTCAATAGATCTACGTCGATGTATTTCATCCAAATTAAATTTATATTCATCATCAATCTTTGAAATATTTTTTTTGATTTCAGTTAGTTGTTTAGTAATTTTAATTCTCTCCATTTCAAGTTCATTTCTTTTCATGAGTAAATTTTCATTTACTTCATATAATTGTTCCATATTCTTATCGTTTAATATGTTTAAATCAAATGATGACATTTTAAATTAAGTATAATTAATTTAATATAAGCTTTAAATATTCTAATCAATTTTTTTAATTAATTCTGCCATTTTATTTCTGAACTCTATACATTCATTTTCATTTAAAATAACATATGTTTTATCAGAATTATCGTTAACAAATTTGAAACCAAACTTTTCACATCCAGGAATTGAATAATGCGATGTAAATTCACTTCTTTCTAAATATGCCCATCCACCTTTCTGATATGTTATTTCTCCATCCGAATATAAATGATATATTAAATTTCCATTAGGTGATTCATTCGGGTTAATAAGTCCTGTTTTCGAACATTCATAATGTTTATTATGAGCATCAATTATGGATTGATTTAATTCTTTTACAATAGAATTCATTTTATAATTTATTTTAATTAATATTTTAAAATTTAAAAAATGAAATTAAATTAATATCAATTTTTTTTGAATATAAATATAAAAAATTGATATTAAAATATGTTTATATTTTATATTAAAAACAAAAAGAATGAATAATCACAATAATAATGTAAAAAAAATTAGAGAAGAAGGATTGGATAAGTTTTATACAATACCAACTTACTCCAAAAAATGTATAGATAAAGTATTTGAAATATATGATATTAATAAATTTCAATTAATTATTGAACCAAGTGCTGGAAATGGTAGTTTTCTGAATCAAATTAATAGTGAGAACAAATTGGGAATTGATATAGAACCAGAACATTCTGATATTCTTAAAATGGACTTCTTTAATTATAACCCATATTCAATAAGACAAAATATATTAGTAATAGGTAATCCGCCATTTGGTAAAGTAAGTTCTTTGGCTATAAAATTCTTCAATCACGCAGCAAAATGGGCATCTGTTATCGCTTTTATAATCCCAAGAACATTCAGAAGACCAAGTGTTCAAAATAAACTGGATGAAAATTTTCATTTAGTTTATGACGAAGATGTTCCAAACAAACCATGTTGTTTTCGACCACAAATGATGGTAAAATGTTGTTTTCAAATATGGGAAAAACGGGATACTAAACGATGGTTAATAGATTTACCGACAAAACACGAACATTGGGAGTTCTTATCATTCGGACCACTGGACAAGAATGGACAACCTACACCACCGATTGGTGCTGATTTCGCAATGCGTGCTTATGGAGGTAAAATTGGAGAAATTAAAAAAGAAAATCTTAATGATTTAAGACCTAAAAGTTGGCATTGGATTAAAAGTAATATTGATAAAAATGAACTCATAAATAGATTTAATAAATTGGACTATTCAGATAGTCTAAATACAGCAAGACAAAATTCAATGGGAAGAGGTGAATTGGTAAGATTATACAATGATTTCATCAATTCTGAATTGTAATAATTCATTCCAGCATTTGTCTCCATATTTTGGACGAATAGCATATTCTTTATCATTTGTTACATCATCTAAATCTTCTTTTTTTATTTCACCCAATTTTTGAATCGTTCCATGAGCATATCCGCCATACTTAAGAATTAATTTTTTTATATTTTCCTTATTTAATCTAAATATAAATAGCTCTCCGCCAATATTTAAATTTTCATATCCCAAATAATAAGCCGTAAATATATATTCACAATTATGATTCATACGAAGCTGAACATAATTAAATTTATTGTTTTCTTTTCCACCATTAGATACTTTAATTTCAAAATTTGTATTATTACACATTAAATCACCAACACATGATGAAGCATTGTTTTTAATCATATTATATTTATTTTTAATATAATTTTCTATTAAAGGTCCTGCAACCTGACCAGATAAACTATATATTTTACAATAAATGTGAGCATCTTTCAATGTTAATTGTTTCATAATTTCTATTTTGTGGTTAATTTTAGAGCTATCTAAAACGTGTTTCAATTTAATTATTATTTCCTCCATTTTATTATTTTTACTTCAATATAAATAATAAAATACAAATCAATTTTAAATTAAAATAACTTTATATTATAATATGAATTTTTTTCTATTCATATTGTTTTTTATGAAGATTTTTTCCAGTAAATTTTCACTTAAACTAATAAATACACCTATTTATAATTCTGTTCCTATTTTAAAATTACATAGTATTGCTGTTTTACAAAATAATAACAACCTTGAAAAACTAAATAATGAAAATAACGACGTTTTTTTAATAGATTTTTCTCCTGTCGAAGATATAAGTTCTCCAAATGTCATTTTTAAACTTTTACAAGGTAAAAAAATTCCAGGAAAAATTCGTGTATTTTGTATTTCAAAATCCCTTTTAAAAGATACTATTACAAAGGATAATTGTTTACAAAATACCAAATTTATTGACAATTTAGATCCAAAACTTAATAACGAAAATATTAAAAAACTTGAAAAAATAGATTCGTATCTTGTAAATATTATTAATTCTTGGGGTTCATCTTTTCAAGTTTATAATAGAAATTGCCGTCATTTTACTAATTATTTAAAAAAAAATTATTCTAAAAAAACTATAATAATTAAAGTTTAGCCTCCGCATTTTTTACAAAATGCTTATTCATATATTTTTGAATATTAAAATAAGTTAATTCTTCACTATCATCAAGACCTAATAGTATTTTTAACTTATCATCTGGTGAAATAATTTTAGAATTACTTGTATTTTCTAACTTATTTTCTTTGATATAGCTTACTAAAGCACGTGTTACTTCTGTTCTGGCAATTTCAGTACCCTCTTCTTTATTCATAAATTCACATAATTCTTTTGTTACTTTACTTGGTTTTGCGAACCCAGATGGTTGTCTATTTCCTTTATTTTTTGTTTTTGTTTTTACCACTTCTTTTTTAAGACCTTTCATACTTTTCTTAACAGATTTTTCGATTTGTTTAATATTCTGTTGAATTCCTGTTAATTGATTTTTCATAACAGTTATTTGATTTACTAATTGTTCAAACTGTAAAAATAAATCATCTTCTACAGGTTGTAAATCGTTTATTTCTCCCTTTTTTGACATTTATAACTAAATTTATCAAATAATGTTTAAATTGATTTTTATTAAATATTATTTAATGTCTTCTAAGAGATCTTCTGGAACGTTTTACTTTTCTTGTTTTTCGTCCTCCTCGACATTTACCTCTGGTTCTTCTTCTACGTGTTCCTCCTGCGATATATTGATTCTCATCAATTGTTTCATCGTCACTTCCTTTTTTAGACTTACGCATATTTTTACAAATAGGACATTTACAATCTGGTTTGTGACCATTTCCTTTTCTACTGCTTTTTTTAACTTCTTCTTTTTCTTCGTCAGATTCTGATTCTTCTTCTTTTTCTTCATCAGATTCTGATTCTGATTCTTCATCTTTTTCTTCATCTGATTCAGATTCTTCTTTATCTTCTTCTTCACTACCACCTTTTTTCCATCCTTTACCACCTTTTTTGGCATTTGACATATTTTTACAAATAGGACATTTACAGTTTGCTCTATGACCATTTTTTTTCTTAGAACAACCCATTTTATATTCATTAGCCTTTTCTTCTTCCTCTTGATAACCACCACGTTTTGCTTTATTCTTCATATTCATACAAATATGACATTCACAATCCATTTTATGACCATTTTTTCTTTTGCCACCCATAAGTTTATCTTCATTTATATCACTTTTAGCCATTATATATTTATATAATAAATAAGTTTTTTAAAATTAATAAATAATTAATTTTTTCTAAACATTTACTTAGATTTATAATAGAATACCATTTAGGTTTTATTTATTTTTAATTTTGAGTATGATTTTTTCTATCTTTCATTACCTTTGGTTTATTTCTTACTAAAGTCCAATCCTTCTTGTTATCTGCTTCTTCGGTTGCCCTTGGGCCTTCTCCACGAGCTCTTGGTTTAACATTTCTGTCTTGATAAACAGACTTTTGTCTTGGCATTTTTGTCTCTTCCAATGCTTGCTCTTCACTACCCTTACTTGTTTTATACTCATTTCTTGCGAGTTTTAGATCACGTCTTGTCTCACACATTAATTTTCCACCTCTGATTCCAGAAATCTTTGAAGCCTGCCATTCGTGCTTACCTAATTCTACCTTCTTCAAATCAAATTCAATATACTCACCTTGTACTAAATACTTGTATTGTTGGTTTTCAACATTAATATCACTATGATGAACAAATACATCCATTCCTGAACGTGCTCCATCTGTAACTGTAACAAAACCATAACCTGCCTTGTTATTAAACCACTTTACGCGTCCAGTTAAATGTTCATTAACATTATCTTGTGTTGACATTCTATTATAATTATCAATATTAATTTATCTTTATATCAATTTTATACAAAATATATTTATTTCATACCTTGAGTTATGTAATATATATGTGATAAAACAAATCTCTCTAAATCTTCCTTTTTCCTAATATCGATATCATTGATATCAATATTTGAAAAATCTAAAAATTCAATATTATTATAAGAGACATATTCAAAAATAGGTATTAAATTTATTTTTTCTGGTTCTTGAATATCCTTTAAATCGATTTCATAATCTTTTGACATATATCTTACATAATTATAAATAGTAAGTCCTATCATTTTCATCCTTTTATCTCTTTGTTGTTCGGCTTTTCTGTTCACCATTTGGAATACATTAAAAACTGATTCAATATAATCATTCATTTTATCATATCTATTAGACATTTAAATTAATATAGTATTTAATTTTAATATATTTTACTCATTAATTCTATTTCTCTCTTAAAATTATCTATGAGTAAATAATAATTAGGGTTTTCTTCATATTCTATTGATCTTACATATTTTAAGTAACGTAAAAAAACAACAGGATATTTTAATTCATATATTATATTTTTTTTTAAACTAATAATATGGTTTTCATCTTCTATATTATTCCAAGGTAAGGATCCTGAATAAAAATAAAGCAACATATAACAAAGTGATTCTAAATCATCCCTCCTACTTAATTCTAATTTATTATGTGAATTTACACTTGCGTAGTTCTTACTACCAATCATATTACTTATTTGTTTAATTTTAATATGTTCTCCATTATTCATATAAGATTTACAAAAACCAAAATCAATCAAATAAATATTATTAATATCATCTACTCCAAATAAAAAATTATCTGGTTTAATATCACGATGAATCAACTCTTTTTCATGAATAATTTTAAGTATATTAAGTATTTTAATACCTATTTTAAGTGTAAGAATTAATGGTAAAGTCTTATGTTTATTCATTAGATCTTGTAATGAACCACCTAAAAAATCAATTACCATATAATAATTATTGGAGTCTTTTCCATACCATTTAACGTTTGGTATACATTTAGAACCATTTAGATATTGGTATATTTTTGCCTCATTTTTTAAAAGTTTTAAATTATGAATAATAGGCTCTACTTTAATAGCTACATATTCATTTGTTCTTATATTTTGTCCTTTATATATGGACCCAAAACTACCGGATCCAATCTTATTTATTATTTTATATTTATTATTTACAATGTTATCCATTAAATAATAAAACTATTTATTATTTAAATAATAATTATTTATATGATAATAAATCTAAAGGGTAAATATGTATAAAGTAATTACATGTGTAAATAACATCATCAATTGTTGTATAATGACTACTATTTTACTATAATAAGTTAGCGGGTATAATTCAGAAATTCCGACTCCTGCCTGTATAGTTGTACTTAATAATAAAAAATCAATAAATCCTTTTCTATGTTCCTCTAAAAGATGAAATTCCTCCGAGAGATATGAATAAATGATAGCAAATATAATAATACATACAATATGAAAAAAAACAGTTCTAATTACTAATTTCATATAAATTGTTGATATATTAAATTTATAAATTATATAAAATTATTAATTTTATATATTTTCTTCTATAATATTATCATTACTATTAATAGTATTTTAATTTAATAATAAATCACTTATGAATTGAAATTTTTTAGTAACAATATACACATTTCTTATTTCATTTAGAAATCCATCTATAATATAAATTTTTCCATTATTTGCTTTGTAAAATCCAAAAGAATGCATTCCACACCCATTTGAAGCAAATTGGTGATAACTATTTATTTCATCATCTTGTATTAAAACCCATTTTTCTCTAAGGCAATCATAATCATCCAGTGATATTTGACAATTTAACGAACTATAGTCTGTATTATTTGAATCAGATAATATGGCTTCTTCAGCAGCATCAATATACTTTTTTAAAAGTCTCATTATTGTTATTATTATGATTTACATTTTATAAATCATAATATTTCAATTTTTTTATTTTTTAAAAAATAATTAAACATATAAAGATTGATTTGTTACTACATATTTCAATGTCATATTTGGAATTTCTCTTAATTTACTTAAAAAAGCTATATTTCCTGTCATTTCAGCAATCTTCTCAAATTCACTTGAAATGTTATTAATTTTTAGAAGAGCCTTTACAAATTCACCCAAAAATATTTCTTTTTTAGACCCTAAATCTTGTAGAACCTGTTTACATTCTTCTATATTTTCACAATCACACCATTTTTCTACAAAATTTAATAAATCATAATGAATATCATAGTCAAAACCAGTGTTAATATTATTTGATATTTCTTTATCACGATAAACATTATACAACGTTTCCACTTCTTTAACAGTCTCATTTATTTCAGTATCATCTGATTTTGGAACATTATCTTTAAAATCGTCTACAACCCTTATATTTGTAAAACAACTGAATAAAGCGACTAATTGTTTTGATGTTAAACCATCCAATTTCTTCTCATTATACAATTTTGAAAAAGCCAAACAATGTATTTCTCTAATTTGAGAAGCGATTTTACCATCTAATGTTATCTTTAAAGACGATTCATTTGAAGTATCTCCTTCAATAAAACCTTCTTCCAATAACAATTGTAATACATTTCCAACACCAGAACTGAAATATTTATTCAATGAATCATATTGATTTTGTAGTTCATTTATCTCTCGTTCTTTTTCAGAAATTCTTAAATAATTTTTCAAATCTGACTCCAAATATTTATAATTTTCTCTAATATTTTGAATTTTTCTTTCCATTTCTTTGCGTTTTTTATTTACTGTATTCTTAATATTATTCGTTAAGTCTATATATTCATCTAAAATATGTGTTGGTGTTCTTAAAGTATGAATATAATTATTTATGTTATCTAATTCAGTTTGTAGTTTTGAAATTTTTGTATATAAATCACCCATTTGTTTATCTAAATCTCCAGTAATCATACTTTTACTCGCAAATTGAACCAAATTATTATCTCCAATATCCAGTAAATTTAGTAATAGATTATAAGAAATTTTAAATTTGGATATAAGACTTTGGGGTTTTCCGTTCATCATAGTTTTATAGCTTACAGAATCTACATTTCTGAATAAATTATTCAAATGAATCACATGTCCAACTGTATCAAGACCCAATCTACCTGCTCTACCTGCTGCCTGAGTATATTCATGACTATATAACATACGAACAATTTCACCATTGAACTTGTTTACATCAGTAAAAATGGTTGTTTTAACAGGTAAATTAATTCCTACACTCATCGTTTCAGTACAAAACAAAATTTTTATAAATCCTCTCGCAAATAGCAGTTCAGTCATTTCTCTCAAAATGGGCATTAAACCAGCGTGATGAATCCCAACCCCCTTTCTAAGCAATTTAACAGTATTAACATATTCTGGGAGATGTAAATATTCCTCATAATTTGGTAACTTACGAATAATTTGCTCACATTCCCGATCTACGATATAAGGGACTTTGCTATCAAATTCCAGTAGATTGGTAGTCATTTCTTCCGCACATATTTCGAGTTGTTTACGTGAAAAAACATAACAAAGGGCTGGTAACATCTCTTTTTCAACCAAATGCTCTGCCAACTTATTTAATATATGTTGACGCTTTACTCGAATATCATGTTTCTCAAACAATTTCAAAACTTTTTGTGTATTTTGGTAGTTGACATCATTAAAGACATTTTTTTCATCTTGAATAACAAATGGCTTATTAGTTAAGCGTTTAATTTCTTCTTGCGTGGCTTTATCTTTAATATACTTATTAATGGTTCCAGGTCCTGTAATGAAACTATAATGAATAAGTGGAACTGTTCTTACCTGTTTACGTGTCAAAAATACTTCTTTTTCAACTGGTTTTGAAATATCTCCTTTTGTTTCGAGCCAAAAAGCGAATCTTTCTGGGTCATCTAATGTTGCTGATAAACCGATCATTTGAACATGTGAGGGTAAAAGCATAATACATTGCTCCCATACGTGACCTCTATGCTCATCATTAATCATATGTATCTCGTCGAAGACAACACAACCTAATTCATTTTGGATATCCATATCAAAAGATACCGAAGAACTTTGTGCTGGAGTAGAACTTTTAATTTGATATAATTTATTAAGCAATATTTCGGTTGTCATGATTAAAACATCCGCATCTGGATTAAATTTCAAATCTCCTGTTAAGATTCCAATGCTTATATGAGGATATTTATGTGTGAAATCGTAAAATTTTTCATTTGACAGAGCTTTAATTGGTGTAGTGTAAATAGTTTTCTTACCTTTTGAGTGAAAATATTGGAGTGCGAATTCACCAGGCAAAGTTTTACCAGAACCTGTTGGACAGCAAACTAAAACGTGGTTTTCATCAACAATTGCCTTTACTGCCCATTTCTGAAAATCATGTAGTTCATAAGGATATTGATTAAAATATTTATCATATGATATATCATGTGTTTTTGGATAATTGAATGAACAAATCTTTACCATAATAGCTTATATTAATTAAAATTTTATCTCTATATTGTTTATATTATATGTCTAAAATATAAATAGTTTAGACATATAATATAAAATTATTTTCTCATACTATTTTAAAAATATGCCCAAACTTTGTGATTTTGAGACTTGCCGAAATAGGGCAACCTATGGTTTTAATTGTGACCCAATAAAATGTTCTATTCATAAAGAACCAAATATGAAATTATCATGTACTATGTGTAAATGTGGTAAGCAACCAATTTTTAATTTTAAGAATATGTCACCTAAATTTTGTTCGGTATGTAAATTAGAAGGAATGATTGACGTGAAAAATAAAAAATGTTTTTGTGAAAAATCGCAACCTATTTATAATTTTGAAGGACTTAAACCTAATTTTTGTTTTGAATGTAAACATGATGGAATGATTAATTTAGTTAGCAAAAAATGTTTTTGTGAAAAATCACAACCAATCTTTAATCTACCTGGATTGACACCAAAATATTGTATTAATTGTAAAGATGAAAGTATGATTGATGTTATTAATAAAAAGTGTTTAAAATGTAATTCAAAACGACCTAATTATAATTTTAAGGGTTTAACCGCTAAATATTGTGGTAATTGTAAAGAACCAAATATGGTAGATGTCAATCATAACAAATGTTTTTGTGGTTCAGCACGTCCTTCTTTTAATCACAAAGGATTAAAACCTGAATATTGTATAAAATGTAAGGATAGTGATATGATAAATACGCTTGATAATATGTGTATTTGTGGTAAAACTCTTCCTTTATATAATTATGAGGGTTTACAACCAAAATATTGTTCTGACTGTAAAATTGATGAAAATATGGTTAATGTTAAAAATAAAAAATGTAAATGTGGAAAAATAAATCCCATATATAACTTTGAAGGTTTAAAACCTGCTTTTTGTTCTAATTGTAAAGAACATGGTATGATGAATTTAGTTAGTAAAAAATGTTTTTGTAAAAAATCATTTCCAACATATAATTTTAAAGGTTTAATAGCTGAATACTGCTTATCCTGTAAAAAAGATGGAATGATTGACGTTAATCATAACAGTTGTAAAGCTGAAAATTGTCAAACTAGAGGCAATAAAAACTACAAAGGTTATTGTACAAATTGTTTTCAACATTTATTTCCAACAGACCCACTAACATTTCAAATTCGTTCAAAAACAAAAGAAATTGCTGTTCGCGATTTCATTAACTCGCGATTTGAAGGATTTCAACATGATAAACCTTTATGGTATAATGAATCTGTTTGTGACTGTACTACTAAAAGACGAATTGACCATCGTAAATTGATTAATGATACATTGTTGTGTATTGAAACTGATGAAAATCAACATAAATCTTATTCCAAAGAAAACGAAATTGCAAGATATAATGATTTATTTATGGCATTTGGAGGCAAATTTATATTCATAAGATTCAATCCAGATAAATACAAAGATAAAAATGGAAAATCATGTAATCCAATGCTCGTAAATCGTTTACCTAAATTGGAAGAAGAAATAAAAAAACAGACAAACAGAATCGAAAAAGAAGATAACAAAGAATTATTAGAAGTTATTGAATTATTTTATGATAAAAGTATCTGATTTTGGATAATTATATGAACAAACTCTTACCATTTTTACACTATATATATACTGTCTAATGCTTTATATGGTTTTGTTTTATATTATTTTAAAGAACAGTATTAAGCATTAATTGTAGACGTATACTATGAGGATCTAAATTATTATAATAATTCAAATTATTTTTAGTATTTATGATTAATGGGTTTTTAAATGGCTGGTTTAAATAATATTTAATTATTAAAAGCTTACTTAATATATTTATTATGTTCATAAATATATTATTTTTATTTCTTTAAATGATAATTATTTTAAATTAAGGTGCTGTCCATGCTTTTGCTGTTAAAGTCATATCAAAATTTATTTTTGTTGGTTGTGGTTTTTTAGTATCATTAGGAAGATCGAATCTTGCTTCATATTGAAGTTCGTTTAATGTTAATTTTGGAGTACACTCAGAATCACCTGTTGGACAACCAATAAAAGCGGTATCAAATTTTGTATATCCTGGTAAACTGGCAGATCCAATAGCTCTCGCAGCCATCATTTTTGAATCACCAACCATGGCTAATTCACCAGCAAGTTGAGCAGCTACTGCATAAGCAGTTAAAGCAGTACTATTTACTTGTTCATAAGCTAAAGCTAATTTAGCAGTTCTGCCAAATGTACCGCCTTTTTTACCATCATCTTCTCTTACATTAACACTAATTGGATTACTGTAAATATTTGTACTTGTGGTATGTTGGCTTATACCCATTCCACCCAATCTTGCTTCTGGCATAACAGAACCAGAAAATTCCAAAAATTTGTCACGTTTCTTTTCATCAGCAAAAACAGTAGCTTTATATGTAAACATATCTGCTTCTTCTATAAATTCTACTACACCTGGTAATTTTGCTTCCAAATTATATTTTTTTCCATCACACTTTTCATCACAATCAATTTTAATTTTATATGTATAATCAACTATTTTTGGTTTGTATGTCTCTAAAAAATGTTCTAAAGTTTTATTAGCATTTGCTTTAGCAGCTTCTTTTGCTTTTTCACAAGTAGAAGCACCACCAGTTGCGCTCATAGTTGCTGTAAAAACAACTCCATCTTTGCGTGTAAATTTACCTTCTACAATAGCTTCACAAGAGTAGTCTTTGTGATCCTCCGATTTCGAACAACCGCAATCTTTGCCCATTATATATTTATTTTATATAAAAGTATTTAAAAAAAAAATAATTCAAATTTATATGCTTAATATTTATATAAATTATAATCTATAATTAAGTTGTGGCTATGAATGAAATATCTCCCTTCACTAATTCTAATAATATAATGAAGCTTCCTTTATTTATTTCTTTTTTAATAGAATCAGAAGTAGAAAAATCAAATGTTACATTATATTTAATTTCATTTGAATAAAGTTGACTACTCCAATATGAATCACCTATAAGAGGAACAACATCAAAAGCTATCCTCGTTGGTAAACTTATAGATCCAGTAGATTTTATTTTTCCTCCTGCCATTCCAGTTTGGTAATTACCCACAACTTGAGCAGCTACAGCATAACCAGCTTTAGCAGTATTATTTATTTGGCCAGCAGCTAAAGCTAAATTAATAGTTTGTTCAGCAGCTCCTTCTGCTTGTAAAGTAGCTTTAATAGACTTATCGTAAATAGTTGTACTTGTGGTATGAGTTTGTACAAGACCTCCGCCTAATAATCCATCTGGCATAACAGCACCAGTTATTGCTAAAAATTGAGCAGTTTTTGTATCATCAGTATAAACCTTAGCTTTATATGAAACCATACCTGCTTGTAATGTATATTCAAATTCGCCTGGTAATTGTGCTTCCAAAGTATATTTTTTTTTATCACACTTTTCGCCGCAATTAGTTGTAATTTGATATGTATAATCAACTATTCTTGGATTCTCTTTTAAAAAATGTTCTAAAGTTTTAATAGCGTTTTTTTTAGCAGATTCTTTTGCTCCTTCACAAGTAGTGCCAGCACCAGTAGCACTCATAGTTGCTGTAAATTGTACACCATTCTTTTTTGTAAAAGTTCCTTCTACAATAGCTTCACAAGAAACCGTTTTACTTTCAGATTTTGAACAACCGCAATCTTTACCCATTATATATTTATTTCATATAAAAGTATTTTAAAAAAAATTACTCTAATGTATAATACCTAAATATTTATATAAATAAAAAATTGAATACTAATATTCAGTAATAAATAAATAATAATAAAAACGAATCAAGTTATACATTAAAATGTCAATTTGCTGCTATCAATCAGATGATATATTCTATCAAAAAACAAATGATAGATATGGTTTTATTTATCTAAATGATGACAATAAAATGTCTAAAAGAAAATTAAAAAAATTCAAATGTATTGATATTAAAATATTCGAATTTAATATCAATATGATGAAGCTAACAAAAATTATGAATAATATATTAACCGATTTTTGTGAAGCGAGTGTTATAGGTTATGAAAAAAAAACAAATAAATTTTGGTGTAAAAAATATGACGATAAAAATTGTTCACTACATATGGAATTAGAAATAAGTTATCAAGAATTAGATATCACCATTGTGAAATTTATTCCGGTAATAGGAAGAGAAAATCAGATCGAAAATTTTGTGTCAAATTTTACGGAATCTATAGAACTTTATAGAAGTTCGCCATTTATAAGGTCATGTTTGGAGGGAACTGTCGGTCTTTAAGTAGGTAAATTATATTATTTTTTTACCTATTTAAAGACTATTTATACTACATAATGTAGAGATTTTTGATAAAAACGCTCAAAAAATAGTCACTACATTATGTAATGAAGGCGTCCGAATTTCGAATAGAAAAGTATCTGAGCTTTTTGAAAATGGACAAAAAAAATGTCCAAAAAAAAATAGTCCGGATATTTTATGGCCAAAAGGCGCGCCGCCTTACCATATTTTAAAATTATCGTTTGGCTACCAAAAAAATAATTTTTATTTTATTACGATAATTTTTTTTAAAAGTATTTAGAGATTTTTTATGTCACTATTATATATAGTGACATATGATGACAAAAAAGTCGACAAAAATCTCTTCGAATTTCCATTGTACGAAATGTGACTATTTTACATGTAAAAAATCCGATTATTACAAGCATTTAATGACATTGAAACATCAAATTAGTGACAATGATGACATTAATAGTGACATAAAAATCTCTAAAAGCTATATTTGTGATTGTGGAAAAATATATAAACACAGACAAGGTTTATCATTACACAAAAAAAAGTGTAGTTTATTACACGAAGAAGTTACAGAATCAAAAATCACTACATCTTCAAGTGAAAGTGAAATTAAAATGCTTACAAATTTAGTGCTTGATGTAGTAAAACAAAATCAAGAATTAACCAATAAATTAGTGGACATATGTCAGAGTAATATTAGTAATAATACGAATAATATATCACATAGTAATATCAATTCAAATAATAAAACATTTAATCTTCAATTTTTCCTAAATGAGACATGTAAAAACGCTATGAACATAACAGATTTTGTAGATTCTCTCCAACTTCAGCTTTCAGATTTAGAAAATGTAGGTAAACTTGGATATGTAGAAGGTATTTCCAGTATTATTGTTAAAAATTTAAACGCATTAGATGAAACAACAAGACCTATTCATTGTACAGACAAAAAGAGAGAAACATTTTATATTAAAGACGAAGACAAATGGGAAAAAGAAGATGAACAAAAGAATAAGATAAAAAAAGTAATTAAAAATGTAGCCTGTAAAAATCAGAGATTATTAATGAAGTTTAAAGAGAATCATCCCGGTTGTAATTATAGTGATTCGAAATATGCGGATCAATATAGTAAATTAGTGATTGAAGCGATGGGTGGAACAGGTAATAATGATGTAGAAAAAGAAGAGAAAATTATAAAAAAAATAGCAAAAGAAGTAACAATAGACAAATCCATTGAAAATATTGATTAGATATTACAATAAATGTAAACGAATTTTTCTTTTGAATTTCTCTTCATCATTGAAGAGAAAAAGTTTGAATTTTTTGTTTGTAAAATTTTCAAAATCTTCTCTCAAAGTGAGTCTCGAAGATAGTTTTAATTCAGGTAAAAAAACCATATATTGATATAAGCCATCATTTCTATATATTTTGTCAAATAAATAACCTTCATATTCTTTTTCCATGATTGATGGATTATTATGACATAAATCGAGTAAAGAACAATCGCATTGAACTTTTCTTATAGAACGCATAGTAGTATTAATATAATCGATTTCATTCAACCATTTATTATAGAATTCAGTTGCTTTATCCGATAATTGAATCATATTATTTGTCATCTGAAATTTAATCATATTTAATAAATCAACTAATCGTCGAATAGGACTGGTTATATGAATATATGCGTCAACATCCAATAATTCATGTCTTGTATCGACTATTTCCGATCCATCAATGTATTGACCAGAAGCACTATTCCATATTTTAATAAATTTACCCACATCTTCTGGTAACCAATCAGGAACATTAAATTCTTTTTTAATAATGGTAGAACGGAAAATACCAGTTTTATGCTGAATTAATTCAGTAGCACAATGATAATTCATTAATATCATAAGATAACAAACCATTTCATGACTATTTCGTACATTATTAATGTATTTATAATGTTTGGCAAGTTCATGAACGCAATCCAAAATAATATGATATTTGGGATCACCTAACAACTTAGGATCTTCATAAACATAGTTATGAGAGACTTTAATGATCGCATTACAATATTTGACATCAATAATTTTATTGTTCTGGATAAATATATCCATGACAAAAGCAACTCTTCTGACATTTTCTTGTAAACTACATAAGCAATCCGATAAAATAGTTGGTAACATAGGTCTTTTCTTGTCTGGTAAATAAATGGTAGATATTCTTCTGGAAAAAGAATTCCATAAATTTAACACATCCATCCAAATTGTAACATTAGAAATATAAATACTCAATTGTTTAACATTATCATCTAATTCGATAATACTAAATCCGTCATCAAAATCTTGACTATTAAACGGGTCAATTGTCATTATATGCCAAAAATTCTGGTCAGTTCTGTTCTCAATATCAGGATACTTTGATTTAATTTGATCAATGATTCCTTCATGGGATTTGCTTTCAATAGATTTGATTGTATCTTTTTGAAATTTTTGAATAGATGCGTTCAAACTTTTACAGTATAATTGATATTCATAAAAATTATCTAAAATGTCAACTGGTCCGATAACATTGTCAAGTTTGGCTCTTGGATGTTTATCTTCCCAATTATCAAAATGAATGGTGACATATAAATTTTTAAAAACTTTGGAGAAACCCATATTTTTAATCTCATAAGGAACTAAGAAAGATGGTAGCCTAATATCATCGGGTATACATTTGTATAATAGTTTACCCCCTGCCATTTGAGATCGTTTCGGTGTATAAGTTTGTCCAGCTTCTAATCTATGTTGTCTCCCATAAGTTTTATTTCCATCAAGAATTAAAACTCCTGGTATAGCAGGTCCGGATCTAATAGATGAATGAATCAATAAAACTTTACCTTTTTCATCTTTTTCAAATACATCGTTTGTGAATAATTTATTTTCGATTGGATTTATATCCATATCTATTTTTTGAAATTTTTTTGTGTCAAATACTTCCCAGGAACTATAATTCCGATCATTTATATGAATTTTGTACATTATTTCACTACATATATGTAGTGAGATATCTTTAAGTATATATAAAAAAATTGAATATAAATTTAGAAAGTATTATAAATTAAAAAGTATTAGAAATTTGAAAATAATCAATTGAAATATGGATCCTGAAAACAGAAATAATCGTACAATAACACCAAGAAGTTGTTCATTTTGTAGGAGAAATGGTCATAATATATTAACATGTAATGATGCTCAATTACGGAATTTTGAAGTGATATGTTTAAACCATATATCGTCTATTACAGATAGAAATAATATGGAATCTCTTTTTCGTAATTTCTTATTATCAGAATGGTTGTATTACGCGAATTATGTGAAATCATTTGCTATCAGATATTGTAGAGCACCATCAAGGGGTAATGTAGATGTTTATATTGATAATATAATAAATCATTTTCGACCAATAATGGAATATAGAAGAATACTTTTATTGGGTGGACCAGAAGAATCATTGAATGAAGAAAATAATTCGTATCCAACATTACCTATAGAAGAAGCAAGTAGAACAGAAGAACCGCTTCCGCCATATGTAAGAGGTTTTATAAATAATTCTCCAAATATTTCTCAATCCAATCAATTTGCGTCAATAGCTTACAGCTTATTATTTATGGAAATGATAATGTCAATACATGAATCCGCAGCCTCAAATCAAAATAGAAAATTCGATATAAAAATGAATGTATGTGAAGGAACAAAAGAGGAATTGAGTAAAAAATGTGAATGTAATATCTGCTATGAAGAAAATGAAAATGTAAAATTTATAAATTTTGATTGTGGGCATAAATTTTGTAAAGAGTGTGTAAAAAAATCATTACAAAACGAAAAAAGACAAAATTATTGTTGTGCTTATTGTAGAAAAGAAATTAAAGAATTTAAAATACATGAAACTTCATTATTAAATGAATTTAATAATTTTGTATAAAATATTAATCATTTCAATTATCGAATTTTATTATTTTTAAAAATAAAATATAAATAAAATTGTCATTCTATGAAATAAAATATTTTTTTTTATATTTACATTGGTGTAACAGCACACCCTCATCCTCCTTTCATAACTGGATTAGAATTAATATAGGGTGTTGTATTTAAAGAAGGCGTTGGATCTCCACCTCAGCCACCTCGCATTTTGAAACGACGTTTAGTATTCTTGATTTTTTTGTTCATTTTGGTTTTTCGCTGAATCTTATTTCTTTTGCTTCTGCTTTTTCTTTTTCTTGTCTTCGAAAAAGGATTCAAAGATGACAACAAATTAGTGAGCATCATTATAATATATTATAATATTATAATATTATTTTTCCTATAATTCAGTACCTACCATATTATTGTCATTATAATTACTTATTTCGTTATTTATTTCATGGTTTATTTCCTGATTCATTTCATTATTATTATTATTATTATTATTATTATTATTTTGTAAATCTTCATTATCAACAGGAACTACAATATCATGTGATTTATTTAAATCTTTAATATCTATTTTTTTGACAACATTTCTCTTGACATTTTGAATTTGTAACGCATGTAGTGAAATATAAGGTAAAATAGCTAAATTATTCATGTATGTTCTATAATTAAAAAAAGAAATACTTGTATTGTTATTGTTAAATTTAATACTATACCACCAATAAGCAGGAATATATAATGTTTTACCAGGTAAAAGAGTAAATTCAAGGCACTTGATTTTATCAAAATCCGCAGTAAATTTAGGTTGAGGGTTCCAAGGGTCAACAGGTGACCTAAATTCAAAATTCTCATAATCGTAAATAGGATATAAATATTTGCTACTATAGGGAGGCGCCAGTTTTATTTGCGCACTTCCCTGTGTTAATAGAAGGTAATTTCTATAATTAATTTCATATCGAAATGGTGTACAAGTTTGCGCGCTACCCATTAGAATATCGTAGTTACAGTTTGAAACCATATATGGTCTTAAGAATTCATCGTTGTAACGCATATTTTTTGACACACCTGTTTCATCTAAAAAATCATTGTTATTTTCAGAGTAATAGGAAGAGCTATTATCTTCATTAAACAATTTAATGGATGAATGAAGAGGTAATGGCATATATAACTCATTATTAGGATCGTTCTCTCTAATATTGCGTATTTTTACTTCAAAAGCATGATAATTATTAGCAATGTAATCGCGATTGGATGTTTCCATAATTTTATCACAATCGAAATCAAAGAGAACAGGTTGTCTCAAATCACATATTTCTTCTAATCTATCCTTAGATGGCTGGTCCACTTCATACATTTCTAAGTCTTCACTGGTTTTCAAATGAAACTGAACATGTAAATATAAAAATAGAACTAAACAAAATATAAAAAAAGCTATTATTATTCTCATATTAATAAAAAATGATAATAATATTTGTAGAGTATAACGAACTTAATCATCCCCTACTTTTGGTGCTATATAAAAGGTCAATGAACTTTCGTTTCCTAAATTATAATTAATTTTCATAGGACATTCATTACTCAAAGAAAATTCAATATCGTTAGATAATTTATTTGTTATACACATTTTACTGATATATAATAAACTATATGTTAAATTAACTTCTTCGTCTTCTACAATAGCATAACTATCCATATCATCGACTGGTATATCAACACGCATTTCAACGGATTCACCTAATGTTTTAAAAATGACACAATTATCTGTACATTTTATGTTAAGATCATCTCCAAAATTACTAAATTGTGACAACATATCAGTTATATTTTTGGATAAAAGTGTAAACTCAGAATCATATTCTGTATTTGGTATAAGCATTTCTTCATATTCATAATCTAATAAAGGTAACTTGAAATATTTATTATAAGTTGATTTTGATTTTTTATTAATTTGTTCAGTATTTTCCATATTTTTAAGTTCAATATTGAATGAATCATTATTATTTTCTTCTAAATAAAAAACTAAACTTTGTTCATCACTTTTAGTACTTATAATAGAATGAAATTGACCAGCATCAAAACACAATTCATGTTTTTTATTTACTTCATAATAATCAAACCATTCAAAAGACAATTTTAAGTCAAATAAACAAACATGTGATTTATCCATACCTTGTATATGAAGATTAGTTTTATTAATAGTTAAATTAATTTGGGATGATGAATTTTTAAGAAGACTAAAAATGGAAATAAATACATCTTTTTTTCTTTTATCACTAATAACAAACGCTGTTTTTTTTTCGTGAATAAATTCCATATTAAATATAATAATCGATTTATATTTAATATGTTTTTTAACTATTTGCTAATTCTTGTTTAATCATATTTTTAAGGTCAACCGATATAATAGTATTCTCTCCATCTATTTCATTTAAACTGGTAGCATTTTCTTCTTCAACTACTTCGCCTTCATTATTTTCTTCTGGAAAAACACGTTTTTCTAATTCTCCTAAAGCGGTTTCATAATCAGCTAAATTCTGTGTAACTTCAGTAGCAAACATATCATATTTTACCATGAATGATTTGAGTATATCCTTGGTTTCTGTTAAATCTCTATTAAATCTAAACACTTGTTCAGTACATTTAGCAAGTTCAATAGTGTGTTTGGAAACAACATCACCCATGGTTTTAACTTGTTCATTTAAAGTTTTAATTTCTTCAGCCAATTTATTTGACTCCTCAGGATTTGAAGTGCTATTAATTGTACCATTCTTTTCGAGGGAATTCAAACGATTCACAATAGAATTCAATACAGAACTATCGATTATTTTATGGTTATCAGGAACACCATCTAACTCATTTAAAGTAGATGGTTTATTTTGTTCTTCTTGGTCAGTTTCAATAATCCACTGTTCAACTCTACCAAGTCTTAGTGTAATAAGACCAATAGCATCAGAAATACTTAGCTTCTGAAATGGTAAACCATTTTGTTGTTGTTGTTGTTGTTGTTGTTGTTGTTGTTGTTCATAAGCCTGTTGAAATTGTCTGGGATTAGGTTTTCCAGATTGTTGTTGTGGCATCATAGATCTCGCAGTTCTAACATTATTAGGTGGTGGTGGCATATTATATCCCATATTTGGAGGCATTTGTTGAGCAAAAGCGGCTTGTGAACCAATGGATGTAATTGGTCTATTTCCACTTACAGGTGGAGCATTTTCTCCAGCCCTTTTTGCTCTGGCAGCAGCAAGTGATCTTGAACTCATTAATATAAATATAATACAATTTGTTTCTAAATAACTTACGCAAAAAAGATATTAAAAAATAAATTAAAAATTTTATCGTTAAAATATATATATGAATAAATTTATCATTTTAGGAAATCGTGTTCCTTATGAATACTTTATTACATCCGGTTCAGGTCAGTCAAATGTCGGATCTGAAGGTCTACCTTATGAAACAGGTTCATATGATCAAGCACTTACTGAAGCAGGAATTGAAGATGCGAATATTATCGAATATACCAGTGTCATTCCAACAGGAGCTAAACAAATTTCAAAGGAAGAAGGATTAAAAAGAATTCAATGGGGTGAAGTTTTAGAATGTATAAAAGCACAAGCAAATGGGGCAAAAGGAAAATTTATTAGTTCAGCTGTAATGACGACAGATGTATATGATCCAAATGGCAAGTTTTTAGGTGGTTTTGCGTGTGAATATTCTGGAAGTGGTACAAAAGAGGAAGCGGAAAAATCATTAGAAGGATCAATAGATGGTATTATAGAGAGAAGAAATTATGGTAGAACATCAGGTGGTGCTAAAATGTATGAAAATAATACAACCGATAAAGGTTATAAATATCATCCAGGAAAATTATTTGAATATAAAGGATTAAAAGTTACAGATGATCATGGAACCGTTTTAACAGCAATATGTTTTGTATCTCATAAATACCCAGATTTGTCTTCAATGAAAGGTGGTCGAAAAACAAGAAAAAATAGACATAAATAATTTTAAGCGATCATTTCAACCTTAATTGCCTCATGACTTTTATAATTATGTATTTCAAAATCATCCACTTCATAATCACTAATATTCTCTCTAATTTGTTTTATAGATAATGTTGGAAAAGGAAATGGTTCTCTTGTCATTTGTAATTTAGCAGCATTAATAGCATTTTCATATAGATGACAGTTTCCCATAAAATGAATAAATTCATATGCTTCTAATCCACAATGTTTTGCCATTAAATGCGTAAGAAAACTATAAGATGTGATGTTAAATGGCTGACCTAAAATGGTGTCAACTGATCTCTGATACATAGTACATGATAATTTATTGCCATCGTGTACATTAAATTGACATAAAATATGGCACGGAGGAAGAGCCATTTGATCTAATTGACAAGGATTCCAAGCTGTCATAATAAGGCGACGACTACTCCTTTGTTTTGGATCTTTAAGTGAATCAATAATTTGTTGTAATTGGTCGATACCAGAAAGTTGTTTTGTATTTTTAAATATATCTGGACCACTTGATGTATCAAGTACTCTTTTACCAGTTATACAGTTATAATTAGCATTAAAATATCTCCATTGATATCCATATCCTGGCCCGATTAAATTGTCTGATGTTAATTTTAAACCACGACTATCCAAAAATTCTCTCGAAGAATTTAAATCCCAAATATGAACCCCTTGTTCTTTTAGTAACTTATTATCCGTTTCACCTCGAATAAACCATAATAATTCCTTTAGACAAGTTTTCCAAGCGGTTTTTTTAGTGGTTAAAATGGGTATTTTTCCATCCTTTAGAGAGAAACGCATGGTTTGACCAAATATACTCTTTGTTCTACCGTTTCGTCCTTCTTCCCAAAGACCATTTTCCAAAATGTTTTCAAGTAAATTTAGGTATTGATATTCTTCATGAGAAAATTTGTTTAAATTTGAAAAAATGTTATCAGAAACTTTAGTTTCTTTATTTAAAAAATCATAATCATGAATATTTTCAGAATAAGAAAATACAGTATTTTTATAACAAGGTTTATAGTTACATTGATCAACAAAATCCTCCATAATATATTTAGAACAAAGTATTTAAATTATTTACTTAAAAAGACATTTTAAGTAATTAATTTCTAATTATACCCTATAGGGATATGGACAATTCTGATGATTCAAAAAGTTTCTTTAAGCATGTTTTCAATTTTGACGATGACTCAAAATCAGAAATTTTAAATATATTACAATACTCTATTATAGCAATAATTCCAATTGTAATACTAAATAAAACTATGCAGAAATACGTTCCAGAAGGAGATGATAAGAAAAGTAGTTTAGAAATAACGGCTGAAATAGTAATTCAGATAATTGTAATGTTTATTGGATTACTAATTATACATAGAATAATAACATATATTCCAACATATAGTGGTGCAAAATATCCAGAGTTTCATATTGTTTATATAGTTTTAGCAGTATTAATGATAACAATGAGTTTACAAACAAAACTTGGAGAGAAAGTTTCTATCCTTGTAGATCGTGTTACAGAATTATGGGATGGTAAAAAGGAGCAAAAAAAGACTGGAAAAAACGGTAATGTAAAAATATCTCAACCAATATCTGGTCAAATAACAGGTCAACAAATGGTAAGTCAACCAATGGGAGGTTACACAGACGGAACAGCAATAAGTTCATTGCCAACATATGATGTTGTTCAAGGAAATCAAAATACAATGATGCCACAACAATTACCAAATTATGACGCGATGTATAGACAAGATAATACACCTTTGGTAGGTGCTGCTACACCTGGTGGAGGTGTTACAGAAGCTTTTAGTGAACCTATGGCAGCTAATGCTGTTTTAGGAGGTGGAAGTAGTTGGGGATCATGGTAAAAAATATAAAATACAAAATAACAAAATAAATACTTTAAATAAATAGTATAAAATTTTATTTATTTAAATAAATAATGGATGTAAATAAATTATTAAAAGCATTAGATGATGAATCTAATGAAACATTACTCAATTTTACAACTGACAAAATTAGAGATATGAATTTTAAAATATTGAAGGAGTTACATCTTACAAAAAAAGAAACAATAGATATTTACAATAAGTTAAAGGATTATAAATATGTTGATGAAATGAATGAATTAAAATACGGAACATTTATAAGATGGATACCTATAGAAGATCCTACTAATGTTTATTTAACAAAAGGCGCATTATTTTGCGAAATGAAAATAACAGATGAAGGTGTTTTTATAATTTGTAAAAATTTTGGTTTTCCTGCTCGTCATTTTCGCATATCTATGGACAAAAATCTGATATTTCAAAAACTAACAGATCAAGAATTAGTATTATTATCTGCTTTAGATCATTTATCAAAATGAATTAAACACCTTTAATAATGATATCCTCGTTTTTATATATTTCTTCCTTTATTAAAAAATTATAAATATTTTCTTTTTGATCACCACTAAAACACATAATTTCTCCATGTTTTTCATCTTTAATAATCGAACCATTACAATTATGTTTTTTCTTTAGATAAGACAATATTTTTTTTAAATCAAGGTCTTCCGCCATACCAATTACACTTGTTATACATTTTTTTCCGTTACGTCTTTCCACAGAAATAGTGACTTTCGATGTAAATAATTCTTCATTTATATCATCAAAAATATCGGTTGAATTCATGTTATAATATAAATACTAAATTTATATTTATATTATTTTAAAAATTTAATATCTTCTTTGTCTTCTTCTTCTTCTGGTTTTACCACCACTATAAATTTTCATTTCCTCCCAATTTGGAACATCTTTTGTGTCGTGTTTAGACATTTGTAAGCTTTCCATTATTTGTCTTTCTTCAGGATTTGGACCTGCATAAACAGCAGCAGCTACTTCAGGAGATGATGAACTTGAAAATGCTAAATCTCTCACTCTTTGATCAAGTATATCAAATCTTTTAGGATCCGGTGGAACACCATATGGCTCTACAGGTTTATCTTCAGGTTTAGGTCCCATTTCTATATCCCAATCTTCACCTCCGCCTCTTCTCTTTTTTGTTTTACATCCTTTACAATCGCTAAATAATCCGGGAATAAATATACCTCTTTCAATTAGTCCAATATGATGTCTATGTATGGGCTTTTTAATAGTAGAGACCTTTTTACCCCTTCTATATTTAGTAATACTTTTATATCCTCTACCTCTCTTAATACTTACTTTACGAACAATTTTTCCGCCTTTCTGAGCTACAGTTTCAGTATTTTCGTAATTAAATCCTTTCATAAATTAAATATAGAAAATAATATAATTAATTTATATAATGGATTCACACGCATTAGTTCATTTATTTCATATAATAATAGTGGGTGGTTTATTTTTATATGTTGGTATAAATCGAGACAAAATATATAAGCCATTATTTTCTGTATTATTCTTTTTAGGATTTATAATAATATTTTACCATTTATACAAAATATACGGATATCTAAAGGTTGGTAAAGGTATATGGGTAAATTTAATACATGTATTTATTGTTGGACCGCTGCTGATATATATTGGTTATTATGGAGTAAAAACAGCAAGAAAATTTTTTGAAATACTATTGATGTTAGGTTTTGCTTCAATAGGATATCATTTATATTACTTGTTTCAGTAATAAATTTTTAACACTAATAAATTTTTAACAAGGATTTACAATCCATTTTTTTGTAACAACAGCTTCTACACTTTCTAACGCACCTTCAGTCCATCCTTGATTTCTTGAAACAGCTTCACCAACTACTAACATACCATTTTCAGGATGCTGAGCTAAATGAATAAATTCTTCTCTTGATTTATATAACTCTTTATTTAATGGTTTATAATAATGAGTTCCAATTGGCCAATAAAAGTCTTTTATAGCAATAATATGAATAGAATTATCAGGAATACCCAATGATTTTTCAATAAGTATTTCATATAATTCTCTATTTTTTTTTGTATTTTGTAAGTTATTTTTAAGCGCAATAGTATTACTATTATCATTATAAGCAATCATATAAACACCATTATTAGGATCCATAGGAATAATACGTTGTAAAGGTCCAGGTAAAAACGTAAATCCTTTCACATATTCTTTCATAATTGGTATAGAACTTTTAGTAAATTTAGCATATAAACGAAGAAAAGGTTGTCCTTCAATATCATTATAAATAGGTTTAGGTATTAGTTTTCTAATAGTGTTAATTGTAGAAGCAACAATAACTCGATTACACAAATAATTAACTCCATTTTCCGTTTCAATCAAAAATCTACAAGGTTCTTCTTGTGTTTTTGTAATTTTAATTACATTATTTGAAAATTTAAAATGCGAAGTCCCTATAAAATGATATAGCTTCAAGACAAGTTTTTTCCATGGAACATGAAATGCTTTCCAGCAACAAGAATTATCTTCCATACCATAATAATATAACGTTTCAAAAACATCTTCATTTTCATAATCACTATAACCTGCGTTTAATATAAATTCTTTATACAAATTCTCACCCAAAACTTTAGTTGCGAACTGTTTAAATGTTAATTGTTGATTTTTAAATCTTGGGTATTCTTTTTTTAGACGATTTATGATAGTATTAATATCCACATTTTTAATTAATTTAGATTTATGTGGGTTAATAGTATATTCTGGTGTAATAAATTTAAAACTATGTAGTAAATTACCTAATAATTTGTCTTTATTTTTTCTACCAATACCAGCTCCAGTAACAATTTCAGTATCATAAAAAATTTCATTACTTGTTCTACCACCAATCCAGTTTTTTTTATACTTTTCTAAAATAAGAAATGATGTATCTGGAGACATTTGTTTTATTTTATATCCGCTATAAAGACCAGACATTCCACTTCCAATAATAATAATATCAACATATTTCATTCTATAATAATATTATATTTAATATTATATTTAATATTATATTTATTTCTTATTTTTTCTTGTGTTATTATTTTTTCTTGTGTTATTTCTTTTAAGGACAATTGTTTCTCTTTTCTTACATGTAAATTTTCCACGTTTAAAACCTTTATTATTAATAATGGTTTTAGTACATATACCAATAGCACGAGCTTCAGAATCTTTATCAACTTTTTTAATACATCTACATAATTTGCTTACAAGTAATTTCTCAGCATTTGATTTTAATAGACGATTAGATTTAGGTATTGGTTTTTTATAAAATTCTAAAATACTTTTATAATCATTTATTGTAAGTTCAGACATAGTTTTATATATTACATATAAAATAATATTATTAATTGAATTATTAATGTTATTTTTTAGTAATAAAATTAATAAAAATATATATTAGTGATGAAAATTGTAGTATTTGATTTAGATGAAACATTGGGATATTTTACGCAATATGGTATATTTTGGGATAGCCTATCAAATTACTTAAAAATTAAAAATAAAAGTGAATTAACACAGAGTGATTTTGATAATATATTAGATTTGTATCCTGAATTTCTAAGACCCAATATAATAAATATATTAAACTACTTAAAGAACAAAAAAAAATCAAATTGTTGTCATAAGATGATGATATACACAAATAATACAGGGCCACGTGAATGGGCAAAACATATAGTAAGCTATTTTGAAAAAAAAATTAATTATAAAATTATTGATCAGATTATTGCTGCGTTTAAAATCAATGGAAAACGGGTAGAAATATGTAGAACGACACAAAATAAAACACATAAAGATTTAATTAAATGTACAAAAATACCAGCGGATGCTGAAATTTGTTTCATGGATGATTTTTTTTATCCTGAAATGGCAAATGATAATATTTATTATATAAATATAAAACCTTATATGTACGATATTAAATTTGAAGATATGATAAAGATATTTTTAGATTCTGATATTGGAAGAAAAATAGTAGGCGAAGATACATTGGATTTTGAAGAACTTATGATGAAACATATAAAATTGTTCAAATATAATGTAGTAGAGAAAAACGAAAAAGAATACGAAGTTGATAAAATATTAGGTAAACATATAATAACACATTTACAACAATTTTTCAGTCATTCTACAAAAAACAGGACCATTAAAAATCGCGGAAATAAAAGGAATAGAACACTTAAAAAACGCGATACTTAATTTATTTTAGGAATTATTAGAATTATTGTTTTGATTAACATCTTTATGTATTATTTTTTGATCAATAATATTTTTTGTTTTTCGTTTAAAATCATCTAAATATTGATTTAATGCTGTAGTGGTTAAAATAAATAATCCAGCACTAAATGCTATTTTGCGATCTAAATCTGTAAATTCATAATTACTTCTTAATGGGTTAAAACGCCATATTAAAAATAAGCAAATGTATATTCTTACATAATAATCTAAAGATTTTAAATATTTTGGAGCGGATTCAGATAATCCAAGTGATGATATAATAATTAAAAAATAAGATACATACAAAAATATATCAAATAGTCTTTCTTGTAATTTATTAATATGTTTATTCATATATTATAAGTAATATTTTTAATTAATTAGTGCTTTTTTTTCAGTTGACTGTGATACTGTATAAACATCTAAAGTTCTCGCACTTGGATCGGTAGCATCTGTATATTTAGGCATCCAAAAATAAGGCACAATATGGCTACAATTTGGATAGAATTGGTCAAAAAGTTCTCTATAATATTTTTTTTCCAAGTCAATAGATGGTTGTAGACTTGTTCCATCTAAACTATAATGAAACGCAATATATTGCTGTAAAATTGTAAACAATGATCTTCCTTGAGAACTGACACCATCACTAAATGCTTCTTTTCTTCTCCAAAGAATATCAGTTGGTAGAATTTGTCTACCATTTGAATCTTGAAAATATAATTGATGAAAACTATTTCTTAACAAATATTTCTCACATTCGTGATAATGATTATGATTACGGTAAAAACAAGGTATAGATAAAACGCAATTAACAAAACTTCTATCTAAAAAAGGTGTTCTTGGTTCTAATCCATTGGAAGAAATTGACTTATCGGAACGTAAAACATCGAATAAATGAATATCTTTTAATAATCGTCGTGTTTCTTTATCAAATTCAATATTATCTGGACATTTATTCATATACAAATAACCTCCAAATAATTCATCCGAGCCGTCTCCATTAAAAATGACTTTCGCATCTGAATGAGTAGCAATATATTTTCCAAGTAAATAATTTCCGATACTTGCTCGAACAGTTGTTGTATCATAACTTTCAATAGCTTCTATGACTTCAGGTACAGCATCAAACATCTCTTTTTCAGTAACAATGATTTCAGTATGTTTAGAACCAATATAATCAGAGACTATCTTGGCATATTTAATATCTTCAGAGTCCTTTAATCCAATACTATATGTTTCAATTTGTTTTCCTTGTTTCCTAAAATAATTAGAAACTAAAGCGGCTATTAAACTACTATCTAATCCACCGCTTAATAAACATGCTACAGGTCGTTCCGTTGTATTACATCTTTTAATAACTGCCGCATTTAAAGAATTAGATATTGTATAAAAAATTTCATCATACATATCTTCATAATTTTTGCGTCGTGTGTAAGGAAAGGATGGTATAAAATATTTTTGATTTTCAATAATACACTGCCATTTTTCATGAACTTTATTACCAAATTCAAAAACAGAATAAGTACCAGGTTCAAATTGCTCAAGACGATAATGATATGTATTTTGGTTATAGAAATATTCTAAACATTTTAGCTCAGACGCGAATCCATATAAGCTAAATAAATCATCAGTACCTTTACTATTATAAAGTTTATATAAAGGTCGAACACCAAATGGATCTCGTGCTACATAAACATGATTTACTAATTCTTCATTTAATCGGTTGTCATATAATACAAATGAATAAACACCATCCAGCATTAATAAAGTCTGTTCAATTCCATAACGAATAAACAAATGAATAATGACTTCACAATCAGAATCTGTTATTGGTGTAACACTCATATAATCATATAATTGCTTATAATTATAAATCTCTCCATTACAAATTAACACGACATCATTAAAAACAATCGGTTGATTAGATTTATCATTTAACCCATTAATTGCTAATCTATGAAATCCAATAGTCATTTTCATATAATTGTAATCTAATTTAGAAAATTCTGGACCTCTTCTTCTACCTTTTTGAAATTGTTCCTCAATAATTGATTTCTCGGTGTCATTTTTACCGGTATTTAGGAGAGCAAATATACCACACATAATACTATTATACTTTTATTATAGTTAAATCTTTAAACTTTTTTATGAAAAATAATAATATATAAGTATATCAAATATGGAAAGACAATCACAAGAATGTGTATCAGAAATTCATAGACAAACAAATACTCGAATATACGACAGAAATATTCCATCACAAATGTTACAACCTTATGTAGATGTGAGACCAGTTTTAACAAAGTACTCTTATTTTCCAATTGTGGATCCAAGGAAACCAATTAATGTGCCACTTGTTCAAATGCCAACATATAATGTTCATCAAGTATTTAATCCAGGTAATACACAATCTCCATGGTCTGGTTTTGCTTCAAATATAAATACAGAATCAGAGTTAAGAAATCAAATTTATGCTTTACAAAAGTGTAGTCAAGCAGTATATGTTCCATCATCTCAATCAGACTTATATACATATAAATTTCAAACACAAACAAAACATAATCCACATGAATTATTATTTAAAAATGATAATTTTGAAGCCTTTAATCCAAATCCAGCTCCAAATCTATGTGGTAATGCTATATTTTATAACAATACAAGATGTCAAATAAGAGATATGACAAAAGATAATTGTTAAAAGATTTAGAAATAAAATATTTTAATTAATAAAAATGAATATATTTCTTTCCTTTTTATTAATGTATTTAATAAATCCAATTTTAACAAAAAATGTTAAATCATTTGTAATGATGAAAAATAAATTGGCAAATATTTATCTTCCAAAAACACAAAACCAAATATTATATAATAATATTTTGAATAAAGATAGTGACTATTTATTATCAGTTATAGGACCTGCTGGAACAGGAAAAACTTTTTTGGCATGTGTAAAAGCAATTGAAAAATTAAAAGAAGGCAAAATAGATAAAATTATAATTACAAGACCATTAGTATCTGTAGAAGAAGAATCTCTTGGTTTTTTACCTGGAAATTTAGAAAAAAAAATGGATCCTTGGGTAAGACCAATTTATGATGTTTTTTTAGATTTTTATTCTAAAAAAGAAATTAATGAATTGATTTTAAATAATAAAATAGAAATATCACCTTTAGGTTTTATGCGTGGTAGAACATTTAAGAATTCATTAATAATTGCTGATGAAATGCAGAATAGTACACCAAATCAAATGTTAATGTTATTGACACGGGTTGGTATTAATAGTAAAATTGTAATAACAGGTGATTTACAACAAAGTGATTTATCGAATACATGTAATGGTTTACAAGATTTAGTTAAAAAAATGGATAAAAAATTACCTAATAATTTTTATCTAATTAAAATGGATGAATCTGATATACAACGTAGTAATATAGTAAGCGAAGTATTAAATTTATATAATAAAAAAGAAATGAAAGAAGATAAAAAAGAAATGAAAGAAGATAAAAAAGAAATGAAAGAAGATAAAAAAGAAATGAAAAAAGAAATAAAAAAGGAAAAAAAAGAAGTAAAAAAAACAGAAAGAGACGCAGCTTTAATACCGATACATGACATGTCTGTAAATTTTATGGATATTAATGGATATTAATTGGATATTATAATAAAAATAAAAATATAAATAAAAATATAAATAAATAATATGTCACAAACATTGGTAGATCAAATTACATTAGATTGTTTATTAAATAAAACAGTAATGGGCAAACATGTAATGAAACAGAGAGAAAAACAAATTAATAAAGAAGATTTTAAATTTTACAGAAAAAGAATATTTAATTTATTTAAAGATTTGATAAGTAATGCTGGACCAAAAGATTTGCCTCCTGATGTAAAATATAGTTATGATACATTTATAAAGTCCACTATACATTATTTTAAAGTATTAGATAATAATGACTTGCTACAAGAAGAATATAAAGATATTATAAATGAATGTGATGATACCAATAATGATATTGATTTATCAGCAAATTATATAGATGCGAATAATTTAATGATGCGTTCAGTAAAAATGGATGTGCCAACTTTAGATAAATATGTTAAACGCATTTCACATAAAAAAGAAGAAAAAATATTTTTACCAAAATCGAGGGAAGTGGATATAATGAAACCCGAATTAAAAAATAAAGGTATAAAAAACAATATCAACAATATTTATGAAGACAAAAAGAAAATTAAAGAATAAAAAAACATCAAAAAACTATTTTAAAAATACATTGAAAAATAAAAGAGTTAAGTATGGATCATCTAAGCCTAAAAGTATTAAGAAAATTAATTGTAGTCCTAAACCAAAAGATGAATTAAATGACTTTAGTTGTTACACAAATAAATCTATTATAGAATTAAGGGATAAATGGAACGCACGTCATCCTGATGTTAAAATAAAATCTAATTCTCCAAAAGAAATTCATAGGTATCTAAGCGAACATTTGAAGGATATATGTAATAACGAAGCTTGTTGGTTAAAACAAAAAGGTGCTTTTGGTCAAGTTGAAAGCGATTTAGCCGATTCTTTTGCTCCAGAGTCGCCTCCAGAATGGAGAAAAAATCCGAATGAATGGTTATCAAGTACCGATATTATGAAAGTAATGAAACAATATGAAAAAGCATATAAATGTTTTGATTTTATTGGTCCAACACCTATAAATTTTAACACAAGAAAATTATATGGTGAATGTGTTTGGGAAGAATTATGTAATTTTAATCTTGACAGTTTAATAAAGAGAAAGAAAACAAAAATTGGTATTATTTTCAATACAGATCCAGATTATAAACCAGGTCAACACTGGATATCTATGTTTATTAATATAAAGAAAAAAACCATTTTCTTTTTTGATAGCACAGGCGATCCTCCTCCCAAGGAAGTAAAAGAATTAGTAAAAAAAATACAAGAACAAGGTGAGAATCATGTTCCAAAAATTAATTTTAAATTTGATAGTAATGAAGGAATAGAGCATCAATATGGAAATACTGAATGTGGTATTTATTCTATCTATTTTATTATACATATGTTAGAGGATAAGATGACTGAACATTATTTAAAAACTCATATATTAAAAGATGAATATATGGAGAAATTTAGACATATTTATTTTAATGATTCTTTGTAAAAATATATAAAAATACAATTATAATATTATATATTTAAATGTCCATAAAACAATTTAATCAGAAAGAAAATATACAAATGTTGTGGGATATAATAAGTGATGAAGAAATATTTAAATTTTTAGCTCCTGATATTCAAAGTAAAATTTATAATATTTTTATTAATAATATACAAGGTTTTTTTGAAGTGGAAAAATATAATTCAAATTCACTTGTAGAATTAAATAAAAAATATATTGTTTTGGTTATGAGCCATGTACAAAAAAATTACTCATATAAACCAAGTAAAATTACTATTCATAATGAACCTCCAAGTAAAGAATTAATAACATTTGAAGAGATTCAAAATGATAGAAAGTCACAATTTGAAAGGGATTTAACAAGAAGACAAGAAGAATTTGAAGATTCAATGAGTTTGAAAACACCTCCAGTTCCTGAATTTTCTGATCCCAAAGGGAAAACAGATACACCAATCAAAGAAATAGATAAAATTTTAAAGGAAATGCAAGCACAACGTAATTATGAAGTTGAACAAATAAATAGAACATATAATACATCTAATCAAGTAGATAATTGGCTCAAGCCACAAGAAACATCTCTAAAAAATGAAAAAATGATGAAACCAGAATTAAAGTTAGAAGAAACACAAAATATCCAAAATAATCGATTTAAGTATTTAAATTCTTTAGATTCAAATATATCTCCAAATAATGAAAAAAAATCTGTATCATTTAGTAATAATGACGAAATAAAAACATTTGATTCAGAATTAGAAGATGAAGAAGATAGTAATATATTTTCAAAATTAAAGAAAATAGATAAAAAAGAAGATAATATTATTTTACAAATAAATGAACCAATTGTAAATGGAACAACTATAAATAATGATAGAATAGACAAATTGGAAAGAGATATAAAAATTTTAAATGAAAAAATGGATAAAATGTACCGTATATTACTGAATAAAAATTCTTAATAATGTATTTTATAAATAATATTATACATTATTTATTTATAATTATTTATTAACCAATTGTTTAAATACTTTCTGTCCTTTTTCATTTGTTTCAAGAGTTCCTATTTGAACAGGAACAATAGTAGGATCTGTTAAAGCCGCTTCGTATGATTTTTTATCATAAATGTTGAGAAGTTCTGGACTAATTCTTCTATATACATATTCCACACCATTAATAGTAATAGGTTTTCCTTTCCATTCAATTGCCATTTTATTAGCTTGAACAGTAGTATCATTTTGTTGTTCAGTATAATCTGGTACATAGGAAAATTTGTCAATAGATGGGTCACCAAAATTAACACATTTACCATTAGAATATAAATAACAATCAAACGCGGATTCTTTAATAGCTTCTGTTAATTGATTTGTTAAACTCGCTTTAATCTCAGATATTTCGAATAAATATTGATCACTTGTTTGAGGTGTTTTTGGAACTGATTTACTGAGATCTTTTCTCTTTAACTCAATTGCCTCGTCTGATTTCAATTGTTCTTCCGTAAATACCATCAAATATACAAATACTTCAACAGTTTGTAAGGCAGTTGGTAAATCTTTATGACTACAAATACGTCTGGCACGACCAATAACTTGTTCTGAACGCACAGGATGCCAATAAGGATCCATTAAATGAACATATCGAGTATTACGTAAATTGATACCTTCTGAACCAGAAGATGTAATCATGAATACTTTAATAACTTCACCCATATTATTATTTCGATATTTAGATTTAAGAACACTACTAATACTATCAGGAATGTCATCCCATTCTCCATTATAAATTTTTCTAACAATTTCCTTTTCTTCTACAGTTTCTGTTCCAGTATATAAAGCATAACTTGGTTTGCCTTCATCTGCTGGGGGAATGTCAATTTCCCATAATCCAGACGTATTTTTTTTGATTTTAAATTTTGTGAATCCATTCTTATTCAATACAAGTGTAAATAAACCAATACCTTCAGCAGTTCTAAATTGACTATAAACTAAATGAAGACCTTGATATTCGGGATCTTGAATATTTTCAAGAATATGAAGAAATTTAGGACTATATGTTTGTAATGCTTCTGGTGTAAAAAAATCATTGGCATGTTCTTCCATATCTTTTATTTTATTTTGTAGTCGTTCCATATAACTCGTTCCTCCAATATCATTTAAGACTTCGTCACCTTCGATTTCTCCTTCTCTATCATCTTGAACATCTTGTTTCGATTCGATTTTTTTACTTTCTTTTAATATAGATACCATTTGAGTTTCGTCTTCTTCTTTCTCTTCTTTTTTCTCTTCTTTTTCATCCGTTTTTTTTGTTCTAACGGGGATAGGTCTGTCAGGAATAATAAAATTACAAAATAATCGAGAGAAAATACGATAGGTAGATGCTTTATCTTCATAATCATCCGCTACAGCACCTTGTTTAGGTTTCTTTTTCTCAAGCTTTCTTTCTTCAACACGAGCAGCTTCGTATGCTTTAAATTGAACATCACTCATAGGAACTCTAACAATATGATAATCCACTCCAAGTTGTTTATTAAACCTCGGTAAAAGACTTTCTTGAGCACTTCTGAAGTAAGAAGATAGACCAATTATTCTACGTTTTAAAGCATCAGCGTTCTTTAATTTTCTATCAGTTTCATTTACATATCTGGCCACAAATTCATCAAATGTATCGGGTAAAGCTTTTCTATATTTAATTTCAATACCTTCAGGTATAACATCAATATCATTTCTTCTAAGAATAGAAATAACTTTTCTCTCAAAATCGTCATCTGAAATAAATTCAGTATCGAATTCAGTTTCGCCGCTATCGTTTTTCTTATTATTCGAAACACCTTGATAACCAGATTCTTTTTTTATTTTATTTTTAAATCCAAAAGGATTTCTGGTAATTGTTAAAATCTTACTGGAAGGCGAATAATCTAAATAATCTAACGTTTTCTCTCCAAGTAATATTTCTTGAAGGGATTGTCTATCTATTTTCTTATTAGTATTAACCACCAAGGGTATTTTCCATGTCTTTATATAGCCTCTTAAAATATTGAAAAGTATTCCAAATTCATTAGGATAATTAATAACAGGTGTTCCTGAGAGTAATATTACTCTGGCATTTTTGGCACTCAAAAGCATTTCATATAATTTTGTGGATAAATTGAATGGCAATCGTTCTTTTTCTCCACGTTTAGATTCAGCAATTGGTTTTTCTTTCTTTAACTTATTAACAATTCTACTAATAAAATTATGTGCTTCATCAATAATGACAACACTATTATCAAATATATTTTTGGTATATCCAGATGTCATTTGTTCTAACTTTTTATCACGTAAACCATTATAATTGATAAATTTGTATTTTTGACTAATCATTTGATTTAATTGCTCTTCAAGAACTTGTTTATTCGTATCACTTAAATCATCATAATTTGATTTCTTTTTAATATTAATAAAAAAAGCTCCACCATGCTTACGTATATATTCTTGAGGTAAATTTAATACAGCTGACATTGTAGTTAATGATTCTGGATGTTGTTCTATCGATATCCATTCCCAAAACTGATTTTTTTTGTATAATAAATCACCACATTTCTTAAGTTCACCAATATAGTTAGCACGCAAAGATGCTGGTGTCATAATAATAACACTTTTGGAATCTTTCATACCTTCAGCAATCGCAATACTTGTACAAGTTTTACCAGAACCTAAACCATGATACAAGAGTAAACCTCTATAAGGAGTATAAAGATTCATATAATCACGAACAATTTTTTGATGTGTCAGTAGAGAGAAATCGGAAGATGTTTTACCAATTGTATCACAAGAAATACTTTCTTTATTTTCTTCTAATTCACGTTTATAAGGTTCAAACAGAGAATTAATAAAATTTACAAAAATCTCTCTGTTGTTCATAATGTAACTGGAAACTTTGATATTTATAGGTGGTACCCTGCTTGGTAAACGCTTTGTTAACTCAGTATCTCCCATTTCAATTATGACTTCAGGGCCTAATTTAGCGATGCCTTTTTCTACTTTCTCAGTTTTTCTCTTCTTTTCTTTTGGTGGAATAATTGGAATGACATCAGGTTTTTCCTCTTTTTCTTCAAATTTAACTTTTTTCTTGAGAACAAATTCTTCTGGTGATTCTTCTCCTTCTTTTTTTTCTTCTTCATCTTCAATAAGTAGAGGTTGTTTGATATCTAATTTTTTTGCTTTTTTAACAAGAGGTTTTGCTACAGGCGTATCAATAGTTTTTTGTTCAACCTCAACAATAGGTCTAATAGTTACTTTACTCTTCTTATTTTCTGCTAACTTTTTACGAAGAGTTTCCATATCATACCCTTGTTCTGTTCTATCAATAATTATAGGACGTCCAGTTTTTTCAAACTCCTCTTCCTCTTCTTTTTTTTCTTCTTGTTCTTCTTCTCTTGTTACAATATTCGATGGTAATATACCTTCTACATTTTGTATTTCCGATATTTGTTCACCCAAATCAGTAACTCCTTCCTCAAGTTGTTCTGCTATTGTTTTTTCAGCTTTCTTTTTCCCTAATGGAATTCTTGGAACTTTCTCTCCTTTTATTATAACAGCAACTCTTTCTCTTTCTTTTATATTTGGTTTTACCATTAATTTTTGTTTTATTTGTTCTAAATGATTCATTGCTTATATAATTGAAATATATAAATTTTTATAATTTTACATAAGAAATTTTTAAAATATCTTATTATTATATGGAAGTATTGTATAATGGAAAATTGATAAATAATAATGATTTTTTAAAAGTATCTGAAACACAGATAGAACCTGAAATAAAATTAAATTTAAATCCAAGTAACTTATATACATTGGTATTATATGATCCAGATGCTGTTGGTGGAACTTATATTCATTGGGTAATAACAAATATTACTAATAATAATATTAAATCTGGCAATATTATAATACCTTACAAAGGTCCTGCTCCGCCTCCAAAATCGGGAAAACATAGGTATATATTTAATTTATATAAACAAAATAGAGTGAATAATTCAGAAGAAATAAATGAAAGACAAATATCAATTGATAATTTAAGGGAAAAATTTAAAATAAGTAATCCAATTTATATAACACAATTTATAAGTGAAAATGAGAGTGGTGGTAGAAAATATAGAACAAAAAAGAAGAAAACAAATAAGAAAAGAAAAAGGGCTCTTGTTAAAAAGAGTAGAAAAATATATTATTGAACTTCTTTTTCATCATTATTTAATTGTGAATCAATTGCCTTAATTGCTTCATTACAAGCAACTTGTTCAGCCTTTCTCTTAATTTTATGTTGTCCTTCACCCATAAAAATTAATACCTTTGTATTCTCAGAAACATAATCATGAATTGCCTTAAAATTCTTAAAAAATGAGATATCAACAGAATCAGAATGAGTTAAATGATAAATGGGTTGTCCTAAACATAAATAAACTCCCATTTTGTATCCAAGTTCTGGATCATGTTCAATTTCTAAATAATGTGGTGTCACTTTAAACTCTTTTTGAATCTTGACTTGTAAAATATTCTTATAATTATCATCATTTTGAATAAGAGCAACCCAGTCAATATGTGTTTCAAAAATACGATTTATAAATTTCTTAGCCATTTTGAAGCCAGGACTTTCGTCGTCATTTGTATCGTCTGCTATTGGATTATGTGTTTCAAAATTAAGAAATAATGCGCCAATAAATGACTCGAATAAACAGCCAAGTTTTTTTAAATTCGTTCGTATTTTCTTCTCTTCAGCATGTTTAGATATGATTAGCCACTTATGAAGTCCCATTTCAAGAGCAATTCTACCAATTGCTTCATTTTTAACTATTGCTATTTTCTTTTCTGTCATAAATCCTTCATTCTCTTTAGGAAATCTTTTATATAAATACAATTTTGTTACACATTCCAAAATACCATCTCCTAAGAACTCTAAACGTTCATTAGATTTACTACTAAGTGGAAGACAATCGGCTGGTCGTTCAACAATTGTAATATTTTGTTCAGAATTTTCGTATTGGGGTCTCTTCGTATAAGAACGATGTATAAACGCACGTTGATATAACTCTAATTTACGAACAACCGGAGGTAAACCATATTTAGAAAGAATAGATTGAACTTCGCTCAATGTAATCTTAATATTTAGAGGATTATAAGGATTGAATATTAATCCATCGTCAGTTTTAATTAAATCGTCGTCGCGCTCTTGTCTGATCTCTGTCATTTATATAGTATATTTAGATGACTTTATATTATTTAATAAAATAATTTAAATAATATTGTACAATTTTAGTATTTTAAAAAAATAAAATATTAATGTAAATTATAAAGATGGTTTATATGTCTGGTTCAAAAATGGCTCGTAATGCCGCATCAATTACAAATCTTCCTACTTGTGGTGGTCCAAAAAAAGCCGGTACTGTTCCTCGAGTTGGTTGGTATTTAACTAACAATACTATGTTGATTGGTGGTCCACAAAGTGTTCCAATGTTCTGTATGCCAAACAGAACTATCCAAACCCAAAAATACGGATACCGTGCTACAATTGGTGGAAACATGGGTTAAGCAATTTAATACTATATTTTCTTTTATTTTTTAAATTTATAAGATTTATTATTTTTATAAAAAATGATTTAATAACTAATTATTAAATTATTTTAATGCTTATTAAGATCGACACAAGAGAAACACCATTGTTACATCAGATTTTAAATCAAATATCAACCATACCTGTATTTAAAAATATTAAAGTTAAAACAGAAGCACTACCTATTGGAGATATTATTATAAATGATGATACTGAAGATAAAATTATTATTGAGAGAAAAGCAGTTGCTGATTTGTTATCCAGTATTAAAGATGGTCGTTATGAAGAGCAATCATATCGATTAAATGGTATTGATCATCATAATCATAATATTGTATATCTAATAGAAGGAGATGTAAATAAATCAAATAGGTTTAAATCTGACAATCAAGTTGAAAAACTTACAGCATATTCAGCTATGTTCTCTCTAAACTATTACAAGGGTTTCTCAGTATTTAGAAGTTTTTCACTTGAAGAGACGGCAAATATAATATGTAACATGGCTTATAAAATAGGAAAAGATTTAACCAAAAAACCTTATTTCGAAAATAAGCATAAAATTATGTCATTTAATGAGACAGGTGACAATGATACAGTTGTACAAACAGATGATTCAGAAGAAATTCAAGTTACTGATAAAGATTATGTAGGTGTTATAAAAAAAGTGAAGAAAGATAATATTACTCCAGATAATATTGGAGAGATAATGTTATGTCAAATTCCAGGAATAAGTTCAGTGACAGCATTAGCAGTAATGGAGAAATATAAAACAATTGGGAATCTTATTAAAGAGTTAGAGTTAAATACTGAATGTTTAAAAGATTTATCCTATACGAATACTAAAGGTCAAGTAAGAAAAATTAGTAAAACTTCGCTTGCGAATATAGCTAAATTTCTAATTGCTATTAATTAATTTCTAATAATCTATTAAATTTCTCTACTCTTTCACCTCTACAAGGACTACCAATTTTAACATACCCTGCACCAATACCTTTAGCAATATCTATGATGTAAGCATGATTGGTTTCACCAGAACGATGAGAAACAATAACATTCCTACCATTAAACATTTTCGCACCTTCTATTGCTTCACTAATAGTACCAATTTGGTTTACTTTCAATAACAATGAATTTGCTAATTTATTTTCTAAACCAAATTTAATCAAATTAGGGTTTGTAGTGAACAAGTCATCACCTACAATCATTATTTTATCACCATATAATTGAGTGAATTTTTTCCATCCTTCATAGTCTTTTTCATGGAATCCGTCTTCAATACTTTTTAACATAGGAAAATCTTCTATTAATTTTCCATAATATTGAACCAATTCATCACTATTTAAATAATAATCTTTTTCAATTTCATATAATTTAGTTTCTTCATCATAAAACTCGCTGGAAGCACAATCAAGTGCTAAAAATACGTCAGATCCAGGTATATAATTAGATAATTTTATAGCATCAATAATATTATTTAATGCTTCATTTGTATTTTTAATAGGTGGACAAAATCCTCCTTCATCGCCAATAGATTTGGCACTTTCCCCATATTTATCACATAATATTTTCTTAAGTGAATGATATACTTCTGTAATGATTCGTATTTTTTTATCCATATTAAAAGATTCATTTGGAAAAATCATAAATTCTTGTATTTTTAATTCACCGGTAATAGAATGCTTACCTCCATTAATAATATTTACAAAAGGTGTTATTGAATTACTTGTCTCACCATGATTATATAATTTGGATATATGTTCATACATATTTTTTTTTAAAATATTACTTCCAGTATTAGCAATACAAAAACTGACAGCTGTAGTAGTATTACCACCGAGTTTATCTTTAAAATCACTTGGATCGAGTTCTTTAATATATTTATCAATTAATTTCAAATTAATAATGGTATCATCATGTAAAGGTACAAATTTATTTATTATTTCCAAATTATCAATGGCTTTTAAAACAGATTTACCCATATAAAATTGTTTATTTCCATCTCTCAATTCAACAACCTCGGTAGAACCACATGAAGCACCACTTGGTGAACTACCTTTTCCAATTATTTTACCATCAAAATTATTTTGACAAGCAACTTGAATAGTTGGATATCCTCTACTATCTAATATTTGTAATCCAACTAATTTATATTTGTTAATATAAGAAATATTATTTTCTTCAAAATTAATTTGAAGAGGAATACAACCATACATTTCAAATTTCTCAATAGTTTCAGGAGTATAAATATTCAAATGTACTAATAAGGCGCGTAACGTATTACCATGAGCAACTATTAAAACATTACTTTTAGAATCAATAAGTGGTTTAATAGTCGAATCATAATATTCCCCTACTCTATGACAAACATCTTCAAGACTTTCTCCATTAAGAGGTCTTTCATAGTATCCTCTACGTATTTTTAAAAATAACTCAGACCCCAACATTTTTTCAGCATCTTTTTTATTCATTCCAGTCAAATCGCCATAGTTTCTCTCTCTTAATTCACTGGAATGAATCACTTCTTTAATATTTTCATTATTTAAAAACTCACTTGTCTGAATAGTTCTTATAAGATCACTTGTAAATATATAATCAAAAAATAATTCTTGATTATCAAATAATTCTGCCATAGTGAAGGCATCATTAATACCTTTTTGTGTTAATCCAATATCCACCCATCCTGTAAAAGCATCTTTCGCGTTCCAAAGTGATTCAGCGTGTCTTACTATTATAAGCGACATATATATAAAATAAATATTTAATTTTTGAAATATTTATATTATTAATTAATATTCAAATTTTTGATTGCTAATAATGCTGAATCAGGTGTAACAGAAATACTATCTATTTGTTCTTGTATTAAAAATTTACAAAAATCTATACTATCTGATGGTTGTTGACCACAAAATCCTACTTTAACACCATTTTCTTTATAAGTTTTAATTGCCATAGATATCATACGTTTATAACTTACATTATTATAATCAGATAAATACGTTACTCGTTCACCATCTCTATCAACACCAAGTGTTAATTGTAAAAGATCATTTCCACCAATAGATACTCCATCAACTAAACTACTGAACAAATCAGCTTCAATTACATTAGAAGGTATTTCACACATTAGATAAACTTTTAATTTGTTAACCCCGCGTTCTAAACCATATTTTGACATTGTTTTTAAAACTAATTCACATTCCTTAGGAGTTCTACAAAAAGGAATCATAACAACAATATTATCCATTTTCATCACTTCTCTTGCATATTTAATAGCTTGACATTCTAAATTAAACGCTTCTTCATAATCAGCTGAATAATATCTGGAGGCTCCTCTCCATCCTATCATAGGATTTTCTTCATCAGGTTCATACAAATGTCCACCTATTAAATTCTTGTATTCATTTGTTTTGAAATCAGAAAAACGAACAATCACATCATTTGGATAAAATGAAGATGCTATTTTGGCCATTCCACGAGCCAAATTTTCGATAAAAAATAGTTTTGCATCTTGATTTCCTAAGACTTGATCAATTTTTACCTTTAACTCGGAAGGTATATTTGGATAATGATATAATGCTAATGGATGAATCTTAATATAATTATTAATGATAAATTCAATTCTGGCAAGTCCAACGCCACTATTAGGGATTAATGAAGCACTAAAACTATTTTCAGGATTACCTACATTCAACATTAGTTTAACAGGTAAAGATATATTCTTTTCCAATCTAATTTCTTCAATTTTGTAATTCAATATACCATCATATACAAATCCAGTTTCTCCTTCCGCGCAAGATATAGTTACCTCTTGGCCGTCTTTAAGCAATTCAGTGGCATTACCGGTACCAACTAAAGCATTAATTCCTAATTCTCTCGAAACAATTGCCGCATGACATGTTCTACCACCTTTATTTGTAATAATTCCAGACGATATTTTCATAATTGGTTCCCAATCAGGAGTGGTCATTTCAGTTACAAGTATATCACCTTTATTAAATTTTTCAAAGTCATTAATACTCTTAAGATATTTGATTTTTCCTGTAGTAATTTTTTCACCAACAGATACCCCAGAAACTATTTTTTTACCTATTCCTAATAATATATATTTTTTCAATAACATGGATTCATCATTATTATGAATAGTTTCAGGACGTGCTTGTATTATATAAATTTCTTTGTCATTTCCATCCAATGCCCATTCAATATCAATAGCCATTTTTTTATTATGAAGAATACAATAACTTTCCTCTAAATCTAATATAAATTTTGAAAGTTTAAGAACATTTTTATCAGATAAACTGAAATTATTTTTTTCCATTTCAGTTGTTTGAACTTCGATTGTACCATCTATTTCGTCATTGTAAACAATTTTACTTATTTTATCACCATGTTTCTTCATAATTATAGAATCCGCATTTTTATATTTCAAAGTACGCTTATCGACAATAAATTCATCAGGTTTTACACCTCCTGATACTACTAATTCACCTAATCCAAATGAGGAATTAATAATGATTGCTTTATCATACCCAGTTTCAGGATCCAATGAAAATCCGACACCAGCAGATCCAATGTCAGAACGCACCATTTTTTGAACAGCGACAGATATTTTAACATCGGATATATCAATATTATGTTCTTTTCTATAAGAAATGGCGCGTGTATTAAATAAAGAAGCAAAACATTTTTTGATATGAAATTCGACAGATTCAATTCCTTTAATATTTAAATACGTATCTTGTTGACCTGCGAATGAAGCATTCGGTAAATCCTCAGCAATGGCACTTGAACGAATGGCTACCTCTAATTCACTTGTATTATATATTTTACATAATAAATTATAGAATTTATTAATGTTATCTATTTGTTCATTCGTGAATTTACCATTTGTAATAAGTTTTTTTAATAAATAAGATGAACATTCTAAATCTTTAATATCACTTGTGTTAATATTATCTAATGTTTTTTCAATAATATGGGTTAAACCATTTTGAGAGATAAACGTGTCATATAATAATGTTGTTATGGCAAATCCATCTGCTATTTTAAAACCAAGTTCTTCTGATAATTTACATAATTCACCCAAAGAACTACATTTTCCACCGACCAAATTTTTATTCTGGTAAGAACAATCCTTAAACCATACTAAATCGCCCATAATATTTAATTATATATTATTTTGTAAAATTATCTGTAAATATATTGATACCTATTAAATATCCTTTGTTTTTACTTATATTTTCTAAAATTTCCAATAATGCTCCTCCACCAGTGGACACATATATGGAACCATTTTTATCAATTAATGTAGAAGTATCTCCACCTCCAATAATAACTGTTTTATTTTCTTGTTTTTTCAAATAATTAATTAGTTTTAGACTTCCCTGAATATAATATTGATGTTCAATTACACCTAATGATCCGTTCCAAAAAATTATGTCATTTTTATCAACTAAATCATATAATATCTTTAAACTATCATCTCCTATATCATATACATTTAAATTAGTATTTTTAATATCATAAATATATTTATAATATAAATTCAAATTAACATTACCATAACCATCGTTCATAATATGTATATTTTTCTCTTCAGGATCACAATTATATTCAGTAGCAATTTTACCTCCAATAAATAAAGTAGTATTTCTTATTGATTTCATTAAATCAATAAAAGGCATTTTATCTTTAATCTTATTACCGCCTATTATAACTAATTTTTTTTTACCAGAAATTAAAATATTTGTAATATTTTCTATTTCATTCTTAACGAGATATCCGTAACCAAATTTTTCAAATTTAGATATAACATGTATACTCATATGTTTTCTATGCATACAACCAAATGCGTCACATATAAATACATCACCTAATTGTTTATAATATTTAACAATGTTATTTTTATTTATTTCGTCATCAGACATTTTTTCATAATCAGTTTCTTCTTTATGAAAACGTATATTTTCAAGTAAAAATATATTGGTATCATGTTTAAGTGATAATGTATCAATTGTTTCGTTCGATAATCCTTTATCTAAAAATACAATTTTTCTCTCCAAATATTTTTCCAAAATTGGTGTAATTATTTTTAAAGATTTAGATTCTTCATAGCCATCTGGTCTTCCAAGATGAGATACTAATACTATATGTTTAGGAGATTGTTGTAAAATATATTGAATTGTTTTAATAGTAGAATAAATTCTAAAATCATCTACAATTTTATTTTCATTTATAGGAACATTATAATCAAATCGACAAACTACTCTTTTTTGAGATAAATCCATATTTTCAATAAAATGATTTAATTTAATACAAGTATTATTCAAGAATTTAGATTTGTTTATAATACTTATTTTTGTAACTTCTTTTACTAAACGTATAATTTGTGTTGAATAAGACCATTCATTATCATACCAAACCATGAATTTAAATTTACCATTTCCTATATCTATAGAAGATTTAATATCTATTATACAAGGTATATTAGTGGTCGTAAAATCAGTACTTACTAATTTTTTATTATTCAATTCATATATAATTCCGTAATATGAATCTTTTTTAATAGTTTCACATATTTCTTTTAAAGATGGTTTATCTTCTAATTCTACATTTAAATCTAATAAAGAACAATTAACAACTGGAACTCTTACACTTGTACCAAATACTTTACCGTCTAAATCTGGTAAAACAAATGATATAGATGAAGACGCTCCTGTGGAATGAGGTATAATATTATTAAATATCGAGCGACTGGTTCTTGCTTTTTGATCTACTATATCAACGGTATTTTGTGAAGCAGTACTGGCGTGAATAGTTGTAAATACAGCATTTTTAATTTTATAATTATCGTGTAATATACGAAGCATAGGTGCCAAACAATTGCTTGTACACGATGATGCGGATATAATAGACTCACCTTTATACTTATCATGATTAACACCATAAATGTATGTAGGTGTATCATCTTTTGCTGGTGAAGTAATAATAACATTATCAACATCATGATATGAGCATTTTTCAGTTGTTAAAAAAGATCCAGTTGCTTCGATGACAATATCGCAGCCGAATTTACGCCATGGAATATTTTTTGGATTTCTATCTGAAACCAATGTTATATTGTGATGATTAATTCTAAATTGGTCTTTAGAAATAATTTCAAAATGAAAATTCTTATTGTAAAGTTTATGAGTGCTATCATATTTTAAATAATCTTCTATTTCATGAATTAATAAATTAGTAGAATTTATACATTTAATTTCAACCTCTTTATCATCGATTAATTGTAACAAACAACATTTACCTATCCTACCAAAACCATTTATGCCAACGAATGTCATAATATAAATATTGTTTACAAAAAAAATAATTTATCCTTAATTTTAAATTTTAATATTAATATTAGATATTGTATTAAATAAATATATATAGTATAATATATTTATGTTTAAAAAACCTTTGGATACATTATTAAAAAATTCGAAAAATCATATAAATTTAACGGCCAATAAAATACTTTGTATGAATAATATTAATATTTATAACGATAAAGATTATTCTCCTTGTAATACATGTAATGGTTCTGGATTTGTGAAAAATTATTTAAACGAAATATATAAATTAAATTTGGATGATAAAAATATAAATAAGAATAATTTAGAAAAAAATAAATATTTAGCACCATATAAACTTTGTACAATTTGTCATGGTACTGGCAAAAAAGATTATGAATCAGTTTTTTACCATACATGTTGTTTAAATAAGAATAAAAGTTTAATAAAATAAAATTATAATATATATGAAAGAATTGTATAATTTATTTTTATTTATTGCCATTTGTTTTGTTATATATTTAGTATTTAAAAATTTTAATTACAATCCTATAAGAGAAGGTATGACAGATGCTTCAGGTAATACAGTAACAAATGGTATAGCTGGAAATGCGTCAGCCTATTCAGCATCATTAAAATCAGAAGTAATAAAAGCGAATGATACATTTTTAATTAGTAAATATCGTTCTGATTATGAATCAGCAATATTAAATTTAGATGATTTAATAAATACACAAATGTTGAATATAGCACTGAATATTAATCAATCAAGTCCTCAACAATCTTTAATTCAGTTAGGACAAATGTATCAAGCTAAAGCAGGTCTAAATTCTGTGATGAAATACCTCGATAGTCAATAAATAATATTACAAATAAATATTATTTATTTACGAAACAAATAATATTTACAACATTTATTTTTTTTCGTAAAATTTACCCTCTTTTCCACACATTGAATCAATTTTTCTTGATGTAGAACAATAATGGAATTCTTTTTTATTATTATTATTAATTCCATCCACTAAAAAATAATCATTGTCATTTTCTTTGGGAAACAATAAGCATTTTCCAAATTTATTACTAACAAAAAACTCTTTTTTATAAAACTTACAATTAACACATAATTTTGTTGTTATTTGATTTGCGAAAGATGATGATAAAATAATAAAGTATATAATCATAAAAATATTCTTCATTTTATTTAATTAAAACTTAATATTTATATTATTTTAAATATTAAGTTTAAAGAATAAAGAAGATCATTTGTTTAATCTACATAGAGACTTACTTCATTTTGTTTATAATATCCTTTATCAATCAAACTTTGAGTATATTTCTGTCCGCCCCAATTTGGATCCATAGGATCTGGACTAATTGGTGCTTGCTCTTGTTTGACATTCATCATATCTAATGGTGTTGTAGTTCCTACATAATAAGATGTTTCATCATATGCTGGATAAGAATCTTTATTATAAGGAGGGTCATTTCTTGTAGCATCGACTAAAAGAGTGGGGTTTGGATAAGCAGGAACATCTGGATAACCCAATGAGGTTTCCATAATTGTTTGACCTGAAGAACTTGCTATACCCATAGGAGCAGCACTGGAAGGGGGTAAACCAGCTTGAGGTTCAGAAACACTTGGTCTTACTTTATAAACTCGATTACCTTGTGCGTCATAAGTAGCTTGAACATATAGAACAGGACATCTAATACCTTGACTATTTTGCCAATCTAAAAATTCAGTATAATCTTCTAAATTATCAAATTCAATTGGATTAACTCCAGGGACTTGAGCGAGTTTAGAATTATATAAGTAAAATCTGGAACCTTTTTGTATTAATAAATTAGGACATCTTGGTTTTGTTCCTTGATTAGTATATCCTTCGCTATATTTAGGATCAGAACATTTCGCGTAAAAATATATACCTATTAAAAATACGATTATTGCCAATAAAGTTGTAAGTGTCATTATATATTAATTAGGATATTATTTTCTACATATTTTATATAATGGTTTATCTTGAAATTAATAAAAAAAATTATAATAAAGGTAAAATAACATTGATTGAGAAGTTAAATAGTTATTTAAATAATAAAAAAAATAAGATTTTTATTTTATTTTATATGGAAGGTTGTGGACCATGTAATCAAACACGTCCCGAATGGTCTAAATTAAAAAACGTTTTATCAAGCAATGTATTAAATAGTGAGGATATAATTATAGTTTCTATGGATAAAGATTTATTTGGTAAACTTAAAAATATTGAAAAAGAACCTAATAGTTTTCCAAATATGAGGTTTATAACAGATTCTGGTATGAAAGATGAAAGTTATGAAGATTCTGAAATTACAAATAAAGATCGAAAAATTGATTCTTTTGTAGAATGGATAAAGCTTAAATCAGGTGAAAATCATATTACTAAATCAGAAATTCCAATTAAAAGATATACAAAAAAGCATTCAAAATCTCATAAAAAAACAAGAAAGATATATGGTGGCAAATGGTCATCTAAATATAAAAATAGTATAAACTGTAATAGACCAAAGGGTTTCTCTCAAAAACAATATTGTAAATATGGAAGAAATAAATAAATCTTTCTATAATATATGTTAAATTATATTATAGAAACTCTTTTTGGGTTTTTATCCGGTGTATTACTTGGAATAACAGGTATACCTGGTACAGCAATTGTATTAATTGGTTTAGATTATTTCAAAATAAATGAGTATAAATCTATTTTAGGAGCTATATTATTTCTAAATCTATTCCCAATATCAGCAGGTTCAGTATGGGAATTTTATAAAGCCGGAAAAATAGACTTTATTATGGGTTGGATACTTTTAATAACTATGATTCTTGGTAGTTATATTAGTTCAAAATTTGTAGTTAGTGGTAAAAATAAATTAAGTAATAAAAGTATTAAATATTTCACTGCTTATTTCAGTTTATTTACTGGTATTTTATTTTTAATATCTGCTTATTATGAGAAAGATTAATATACTAACATTTAAAATTTTCTTTTGAATATCCTATAACAGCACAAGCTATTCTTTTTCCAGCATTACCTGTTTTTAAACTTTCTGTGTTTCCTCCCATACCGCAATCATCTTCATCTTCATGTATAATTAATCCTCTTCCAATAATATTACACTTAGTTCCTCTAAGTTTAATAACATTATCATAAAATGAATACTTAGCTTCTCCTTTCGAATTTGTTACAATATTACCTAAATCGCCAACATGTCTTTCTTTAGATCCAGGACAACCATGATTTTTTCCATAAGGATTAAAATGAGCACACATACTGGTACATTTATCAGTTAAATCACCTGCTTCATGAACATGAAAACCATGCGCACTATTAGGTTTTAAACCAGATAAATTTAAATGAATGATTACTGTACCATTATCTAAATTTTCACTAAATTTAACAGTTCCCTTAATAGTATCATTAAATACTGCAATAGCATATATAGGTTTATTATCCATATTATTATATATATAATAAATTAAAATCATGAAAACTAACAATAAAATAAAATAAATAAAATGTTTTTTCATTTAAATATATAATTATTGTATTAAAAAAATTATTAAAATCAAATTTTTTACTTTAACTATTTAAATATTTAACTATTTAATGATGAAAATATAAACATGGTTCTTGGAATATCTTCAAAATAACTTTCGGAAAATTTGGTAAGATATTTATTACCATCATTATGTAGCATTAGAGCTTCATCAGAATTGTTGTATTGAAATTCATTTGTTTCACGTAATGGATCTGAACTTACTTCTATTGTTCTATCATTTAACAATGTTAAAGTTTCATCCTTTAATTCAATCATAACTGGTTCATCTTTTTCTAAAATGGAATTGACAATTGGGTGTAGATTTGTTTCATGATTAGATATAATAATATATGCCGAATTAAATTTTGTATCATAAGGAACTGGTACTAAATACAAGCTACTTACCTTGGCAATTCCATGTTCCCATAGAATTATAGCTATATCGTGCGCAGTTAAATCAGATGGAACAGTTGGTATTAATATTGTTTTATCTGTCATGGTTTACTATAATATGTAATATTTATCATCTTTAAATTGATTTAAAATCATATCAATTTTATTTTTATAATTTTTACAATCTTGTTAACATTTGTAAATCTTTTCTGATTGAAATATATAATTATTGTATTTAAAAAAATTGATTAAAATTAAATAAGATAAACATAAATTAACAATAAAGAATAAAATGGAACATATATTCAGAGTTTTTGATTATAATGTTTTTAACGAATCTTCAAGAGATGTTGAAGAAGAAAATGGTTTCAAAGATACAAATGTATTTATGATTCAGATGTTTGGAGTAGATGAATATGGTAAAACTTACTCTGTAAATGTAGAAGGATTTAAACCGTTCTTTTATGTTATGGTAAGTGATAAATGGTCTATTGCTATGAAAGAGCAATTTATTAATCATTTAAAAGAAAAACTCGGTAAATATTATTCCGACTCCATAACTGAATCGAAACTCATAAAAAGAAAAAAGTTGTATGGTTTTGATAATAAAAAAGAGCATAAATTTATATTTATTGAATTCGCTAATTTAAATGCGTTTAATAAAGCAAAAAATTTATGGTATTCTGATTATTCATCGGGTCATACCTTGCTAAAAAACGGGTATGAATACCTGAGTACAAATATTATGTTGTATGAAGCTAATATTCCTCCTTTATTACGTTTCTTTCATATTAAAGAGATGAGTCCGTCGGGATGGATAGCTATTCCAAAGAAAAAAGTAGTGGAAAAAAAAGGGGATCAAAAGTCAGTGAATTGTGATTACGAATTTACAACAAATATTAAAAATATTATTTCATTAAATGATAAGGAAACCAGAGTTCCTTATAAAATAATGAGTTTTGATATTGAAGCAAGTAGTAGTCACGGTGATTTTCCTGTTCCAATTAAAACTTACAAGAAGTTAGCTACTAATATTGTTGAATATTTTGAAGAAGTTGGTATTGAGAATTTCAATAAAGAAAGCATTAAACCTGTTTTAACAGAAATTATTCTTACAGCTTTTGGATATGGTAATACAAGTGGTATCGATTTAGTATATCCAAAGAAACATCCTGATTCAAAAGAAGCAATTATCCATTTATGTAATAAATGGTTAGAATGTAAGGTTAGAAGTTTAAAAAAACCGGAAGAATTTGATGATGTGAATACATTAGAAAATATGTTTGAAAAGATGTCAAAAGAAATTAATGTTGAAAATGAAGATATTGATGAGGATAGTTCAAGTGGAGAAACAAACGAAACTGTCTATAAAGTGTATAATAAATCTGTGAAAGAATATTCAGACAAAAAGGCAACTATTATTGACATTTTATTAGATAAAAAATACGAACGCGAAGGGAAATTAAATGAATTAAATATAACTCTTATTTCAATATTTCCAAAATTAGAAGGTGATAAAGTAACTTTTATTGGATCCACATTTATGAATTATGGAAATAAAGATCCTCATTTTAATCATTGTATTGTTTTAAATACATGCTCCAAAATACCAATGGAAAATTCTGAAGTGGAAACATATACTACAGAAAAAGAAGTATTATTAGCTTGGCAAAAATTAGTTCAACGAGAAAACCCAGATATTATCATTGGTTATAATATATTTGGTTTTGATTATGAATTTATGTTTAGAAGAGCAGAAGAAAACAATTGTATTGTTGATTTCTTAAAACTTGGAAGAAATAAAGATGAAATTTGTGGAACAAAAGATAAGGTTTCTGGAAAATGGAAGATTGAAGAAAGTAGTATTCAAATAGCAAGTGGTCAACATGATTTGCGATTTATTAAAATGAATGGTAGACTTCAAGTAGATTTATATAATTTTTATAGAAGAGGTGAAAATTTAACCAGTTATAAATTAGATTATGTAGCTGGTTATTTTATTGGAGACTTTGCTAAAAAAGTAGAACATAATACAGACGAAAAAAAATCAACTATTTCAACAAGTAATTTAACTGGATTATTAACTGGTAGTTATATTCATATTGAAGAAATTGGACATTCAGTAGATTATTATGAAGATGGAGCCAAATATTTAGTTACTGAAATTGACAAAACAAATTGTAAGTTTACTATCGAAGGTATAATAAATCCTGATTTTAATAAAAAAGTTCGATGGTGTTTAGCTAAGGATGATGTAACACCAAAAGACATTTTTAGAATGACAAACGGTACAGCAGATGACAGGTCGGTCATCGCAAAATACTGTATACAGGATTGTAACTTGGTTCATTATCTATTTAACAAATCAGATATTCTTACCGGATTTATTGAAATGGCAAAAATTTGTAGTGTTCCAATTAATTTCTTGGTAATGCGTGGTCAAGGAATTAAGCTACAAAGTTTAATTGCCAATGAATGCCGAAAAATTCGTACACTAATTCCTGTGATTGAAAAAGGTGACGCAGATGAAGGATATGAAGGTGCGATTGTTTTACCTCCAAAATGCGATTTATATTTGGATAATCCTGTCGCATGTAATGATTATGCTTCATTATATCCAAGTTCGATGATTAGTGAAAATTTGTCACATGATAGTAAGGTTTGGACGAAAGAATTCGATTTAGCAGGAAATCTGATTGAAGAATGGGGATTTAAAGATGCTAATGGAAATTATATTTATGATAATCTACCTGAATACGAATATGTAGATGTTTCATATGATACTTATCGATATTTCAGAAAGCATCCAAAAGCAGCAGCGGAAAAAATTAAATGTGGTTATAAAATTTGTAGATTTGCTCAACCACAAGGAGATGGTGAATCAGCTATTATGCCTGCGATTTTAAAGAAATTGCTTAAAGCAAGAAAAGATACCAGAAAAATGATTCCGAATGAAAAAGATGAATTTATGAAACAAGTCTTAGAACAACGTCAATTAGGTTATAAGGTAACAGCTAATTCATTATATGGAGGTTGTGGAGCAAAGACCAGTTCATTTTATGAAAAAGATATTGCTGCGTGTACAACTGCTATGGGTCGCAAATTGCTAACATATGGAAAGCGAATTATCGAAGAATGTTATGCCAACAAAATTTGTGAGACAAAAAGACATGGTCTTGTTTTAACAAATGCTGAGTATATATATGGAGATACAGATAGTGTATTTTATACTTTTAATCTACAAACACCAGATGGACAACCAATTAGAGGCAAAGATGCGCTTGAAATAACTATTGAGTTAGCACAAGAAGCCGGTGAAATAGCAGCTAAATTCTTAAAAGGTCCACATGATTTCGAATATGAAAAAACATTTATGCCATTTTGTTTATTATCGAAGAAAAGATATGTTGGAATGCTTTATGAAACAGATCCGAATAAATGTAAACGCAAAGAAATGGGTATTGTATTGAAACGTAGAGATAATGCGCCAATAGTAAAAGATGTTTATGGTGGTATAATTGATATTTTAATGAAGAAACAAAGTATACCTGATGCGGTTCAGTATTTAAGAGATTGTCTTCAAAATATAGTGGATGAAAAATATCCAATTGAAAAATTAATCATAACAAAATCATTGCGTTCAGGATATAAAAATCCAAAAGCAATTGCTCATAAAGTATTGGCAGACAGGATAACAGCAAGAGATCCAGGAAATAAACCAGGTCCAGGTGATAGAATTCCGTTTGCTTATATTTCTGTTCCAGGTAAGAAAGTTTTACAAGGAGATAAGATTGAAACTCCTACCTTTATTTTAGAAAATAAACTAAAAATAGACTACTCATTTTATATTACTAATCAAATTATGAAACCGGTACAGCAGTTATTTGCGTTAGTTCTTGAGAAAATTTGGACAATGAAAAATAAGCTACCAAAAATTTTGAAGTATAAAAAAGATCTTCAACTTTTAAAAGAAAAATATAGTGATGATGAAGAAAAATTTGAGGAAAAAAGAGAAGAATTGAGATGTAAAGAAATTAAAGCATTATTATTTGATGAATATTTAAGAGAAACAAATAATGAAAAAGCGGGTAATCAAAGTGTTACAAAATTCTTTACAAAAAAATAAAATATTTCTATAATTTAATGAGAAGTAGGAGAAATAAATTTTTTAATAGAAAAAAGTCGCGTAAAAATAAAAGAGGTGGACGATTATTCACTCAAAATAATTATGTAGCTCCTTCAGGTGAATGTGATCCTAATAATTTAACATCTATACAAGGTTCAAGGGCTCTACATGAAAATTATCAAAAATGTTGTCCAAAAGGTTTTATGGGAATGAAAAATTCTTCACCATATTGTAAACAATTGGACTTAAATTTTCAAGCAGCACGTAAAGCAGAAAATGATGCGAATGAATATCATGGATATCAACCAAATGAAGTTTACCAAATGAAACAACAAGATACAAGTCCTCCAGCAAAGAAACCTTTCTGGAAATTTTGGGGAGGTAAGACAAGAAGACATAGAAAACGTTCTAATAAAAAATAAGTATTTCAAATAAAAATAAATAAAAATAATAAATTTTTTTATTTATTTATTTTACATTAAATTTATGGATAAGATTGTAAATTTTGTTTATTAAACATGGAATTCATCATATTTTGAATCATAGTCTTAATCTCATGTACAGCGTCTTCTAACATATTTACTCTATCTGATAAAACAGTCATTTCATCATCTTCAGCTTCGTCGTCATCATCTTCATCACAAGCTTCATATTCTTCATCATATTCTTCTTCATCATCTTCTTCTTCTTCAACACTTAAATCACAAGTTTCTTTTTTATGAACTGGCATTTGTGCGTTCAAATCATAATAATTACTATACAATACATTGTAATCAGCAAATCCTTCTTGATCTAACTTTAACATAATAGCATTGGGTGTTCTCTTATGTTTTAATGCCATTTCATCAATACTCCAATTTAATAATTCAAATTCTCTTTGTAGTGAAAGAATTTCGTTAATTCCCCACTTAAATCCGTTTCTTTTGTAGTCGTTCATATTATAATATAATGTATAATGAAGTCTTTATATTATTTTACAATACATTATTCATGTTAGAATTGTTATCCTTATTAACTATCCATAATATAGAATAAATCCATGCTCCAATAAGTATCCACATATGATTAATAATATTTGCCGCATTATAAACAATCCATCTTAAACCTTGGCAATGTGGTGTTGAGATCATAAATGGTGACATTATAAATCCAATTACACTATTTGGTACACAAAACTTGATATACAAATGAGCAGAAAAATAATGTAGACAAATCCAAAGCAAATAAATACCAGATATCTTAAATAAAAAAATGGTAGTTTTTAAAATAAATGAACAACAACTAATTCCAAAATTATATAATTTATCAAATCCGTTTGTTTTACATATTCCATCTAATTCGATATCATTTAATTCATTTTTAATTTCTTCTGGATTAATATCTTCATTTTCATTTTCATTTTCTTTTTCTTTTACTTGTGTTTTACGCATTTTTTTCATAGCTAATTGTATATTAATAAAATCTTTATATCATATTAATATAATTTATCTGGTATTACGAGAACGATTCATAGATTCCAGTAATAATGAAATGAAACCACCAACCTGATTACCAGATGGATCTAAAAAATCATCAAATGTATTATTTGGTATCATATTATAATAATCATTTATAATTTCGATAGTATTTTGTGGTAAATTAATATTTCTATCGTTATTTCTCTCTACAACATTATTGGAAGAGTCTATAGGGTCTTGAGAATTTCGAAAAAACTGATTACTAACATTAGGATTATAATCTCTTATGTCATATCTACAAACCGGACAACGACAGTTACTTCTGAACCAATTCATAAGATGTTCTGTATGAAATATATGTCCACAATTTCTTATTACTGTTACCATATCATTATCTTCAAAATTTTCCATAGATATTGGACATGAATTATTGATAGGTCTCGAAATATCACAATATCTAACGTTTCTGGTTGCTGTTTCAATTTGAGATGGAGTTGGATATATCTCTACTGGTTGTAAAAAATTATTAAATAGTTGATTGAATAAACCATCTGTATCTATTTGATTTCTATTATTTCTTTGTGTATTATTTAAATTAAAATTAGATGGATGTGCTGAAAATCTGGTAAATGTAGTATATAAATTATTTTCCCATCTTCTTGGATTATTTCTTCTTGTATTATTAGCATTTTGATTAGAATTTAATAATTGAACCAACAAATTTCTAATACTATTATTCGTTTCAATTAAGCCATTTAAAGTGTTCGTCATTAAATTAATTTGTCTATAATTATCATTATACATAATATTCAAAATTTCTATTAAAAACAAATTTTCATTGCTTAATCTAAAAGTGTTATTTCTATAAGTATTTAAATTAGAATAACTCATATATAATATATATTATGAAATCTGTTTAAATATATTATATATATTAATATAATTGTAAATGGAAATAAAAAATTATAAAAATAAAGGATTAAGTGGTTTAGCTAATTTAGGTAATACATGTTTTATTAATTCATGTGTACAAATTTTATCGCATACTTATGAATTAAATAATTTTTTAGATAATGAAAATTACAAGAAAAAATTAAAAAATAAATATGACTCAGCTCTTCTAATTGAATGGGATAACTTAAGAAAAATTTTGTGGAATGAAAATTGTGTAGTTTCTCCTGGAAAATTTATAAAAACAATACAAAAAGTAGCTAAGCTTAAAAATATGGAAATTTTTACAGGATATTCACAAAATGATGTTTCTGAATTCTTATTGTTTATAATAGAATGTTTCCATAACTCACTTTCGAGAGAAATTTCAATAACGATATCAGGTGAACCTAAAAATAATACAGATCAATTAGCATTAAAATGTTTTGAAATGGTAAAGAATACATACTCAAAAGATTATTCAGAGATTTGGAATTTATTTTATGCGGTGAATGTGTCAGAAATATCAAGAGTGGATAATGGTAAAATTTTGAGTACAAATCCAGAACCATTTTTTATGGTGGATCTACCAATTCCTCCAAATATTAAAGAACCATCATTAATAGATTGTTTTGATTATTATGTCGATGGAGAGATAATCGAGAATTATAAAGATGAAGAAACAAATGAAATAGTAAATATAAAAAAACGTATTGTCTTTTGGTCATTTCCGAATATTTTGGCGATTGATTTGAAAAGATTTAACAACCGTTCACAAAAAAATCAAATGTACGTATCATTTCCATTAGATGATTTAGATTTATCCAAATATGTTATTGGTTATAAAACTCAAGAATTTAAATATGAATTATATGGTGTATGTAATCATAGTGGTTCGACAATGGGGGGTCATTATACAGCATATGTTAAGAATGCGAATGGTAAATGGTATCATTTTAATGATACATCTGTTTCAGAAATAGGCATAAATGAGTCCATAATTTCTCCGAAAGCATATGTATTATTTTATAGGAAGAAGACATAACTTATATTTTTTTAACTATTTATATATATTATATATGGAAGTAGTAAATACAACAACAACAACAGATCCTGTAAATATGTATAACACTTTTAATAGTTACGTAATGAACCCTATGGTTTTTATAATAATAGTATTAATAATTGTTGCTTATTATGCTTTTTCATCATCTTTAGGACCAGGTAATTTAGGAAATAGTGAAGGTCAAAAAAATGGAGGAGGTATATTTGGGGTAATCATAATTGCTATTTTAGTAATTTTAATTTTAGTTAATGCTTTACAATATTTTTTTAGTATAAATGTAACTGCTTATATTCAAGGATTATTTACACCAAAAACCACTGTTGATATAGTAGTAGATCAAAGTGCTTACCAACCATCACCTGTTCCAGAAATTAAATTTAGAAAACAAGTATTTAATATTCCGGGTAATTATTACAGTTATGACAACGCGAAAGCATTATGTAGCGCTTATGGTGCTGATTTGGCTACTTATGACCAAATTGAAAAAGCTTATAATAATGGAGCGGAGTGGTGTAATTATGGATGGTCAGCAAATCAATTAGCTCTATTTCCAACACAAAAAAATACATATAATAAACTACAGTCAATACCAGGTCATGAGAATGATTGTGGTAGACCAGGAATTAATGGAGGGTATATAGCGAATCCTAATGTTCAATTTGGTGTTAATTGTTATGGTTATAAACCGAAAATAACAGGAGATGAAGAAGAATTAATGAAAACAGCCAGTCCATATCCAGAAACACCACAAGATATTGCCTTTCAGAAGAAGGTTGATTTATTTAAAAATAATTTAGACCAAATATTAGTTTCACCCTTTAATCATAATACATGGGGAGAGTTATAATGGTGAGAGTTATAATATGTATAAAATACAAAATATTATATATATTATTCACTTGAAGATTCGTTAATATAATAATATATTTGATAATAAGAATAATCTACATTATTTTGATATGTATAATCCTCATAAATTTTTGAGTTAAACAGATAACATTCTAAATAAAAATCAAATATATTATATAAGAAAAATAAAAAGAAAATGAGTCTTGACATACTAAATAATAAATTATAAAATTTTAAATAAATATAATTACCAAAAGGTATAAAATTAACTACTATAAAAGATACACAATTTTTTTCAATAACATTTGTTCTACAAATTGGACACGATCTATTTGTATCAAACCATATTTTTAAACATTTTTTATGAATATTTCCATCACATTTACAATTTTTAATAAACATTGATTGTTTATTTAATTTACTATATCTTAAATCATTTTTATTAATAATTTCAAAGCAAATAAAGCATTCATAAATATCAACTTGGTTATTATCAACTATTGGATAATTATCATCATAATGATCACATAATCTAAAAAGCATGATTACTTATATTAAAATAATACTTTAATATAAATAAATTTATTTATTTCTTTTTGTTCCTCCTTTTTTGGATACAGATTTTTTATTTTTTCGTGTAGTTTTCTTTTTAGATACTTTTATATTATGTTGTTTTACTAATTCTAATAACTTATCATGTAAATCATCGTTTATTACATCATCTTCATCACTATCCGAATCATTTTTTTCAATATCTTTATATTTTCCACCAGTGATACGATCATTATAAGACAATGACCAATTAGGAACTACAAGATCATTAAATAAGTCCGATACTTTATCTGATTTACCACCAAATTGTTCATTATTAATAGTCATAATTGGTGACATTCCAGCCTTCATCATTATTGAATTTACACTAAAACCTCCTGAATGAATTCCGTTTTCTTGATCATTATTAAAAACTAATTCATCAGCGCCAATATAATCTAATTCACTCATATAAATAATTGATATATAAATTATTTATTAGAAAAGCGCTTTATCTCTGGAATAGTTTTTACAGAACGTTTTTGTTTAATGTACTCCATAATTGTTTGAACTTGTGACTCATTTTTAATTATCTCTCCAAGTGTTTTCTCTAAATATTTAAATGTTAAAGGTTCTGGAACTTTTGTATTAGCAAATTTGAGTTTACCATCACCTATTTGTATAGTAGAATTAGAGAGATTATTAGATGATGCGTAAGTAGTTATATTTTGCTCAAGTATATTACGTTTTTCTCTCAAATCTCTTGTTTTTTCATTTAATTCTTTAAGTTGATTATCCAATTGTACCCATTGTTTAATTTGATGTTCAAAAGAAGAGCTCATTATTTTTATATTGATATAAAAATAAAGAAAAATGTACTAATTATATTTAACGTCTTCGATGTCTACGAGTCTTGCGACTTTTTCCACCTCTCTTGCGTCTATATGTTTGCTGCATACCAAGAATTCCAAATGGTACAATAGCTTGGTTAATAACTTCACCTAAAAATCCTCCTCTTCTACGTCTTCTTCCAGCACTTTGAACCAAACTCAACTCACCAGATGTCGGCATACGAGTTGGTGGAATAACATTTTGTCCTTGAGCTCCAATTATATCATTTCCTGGTATTTTTCCATAAGGTCCTGATTGATCCATAGTTCTTGCCCATTGAGAGCCACCACTTCCATTTACATATTCACCATAAGTTGTGGCAGATGAATAGTTACCACTACCTCCTCTCATTCTATGACTTCTATGTCTACGAGTTCTATGTTTTGCCATTATATAGATTAATGAGAATAAAATTTACATATTCGCCTAAATTTCTTCCGCAATATTATAATAATTTATTGACAAGCTCTTTATTTCTAATAATTAAAATCAAAATAATAAGAATTGCTAATATCATTACAAATATTAAAAATACAAGTGACATAATTATGTAAATATAAGGGTTTATTTCATACAATATAAAGTCAATTACAGGTTTCAGCAACATTTTAAATTCATTTTTTATGTCTTCCCTCTTTAAAATATCTAAACATTGTTGTACAAATGAATCCTTCATAATTTATTATGAGAGATTTAATATCTTTTTTTTGCGTGTTATAAAAAAATAATTTTTCTTTATTTTCAATAATAATGGATAATATAATAGAACCAAATGAACTATTTGATTTTACAAAACTTTCTTTAGCTCATCCAGTTGGAATTCAAGGTGGTGCTTATTTTACAAAAATAGAATATAATAAAAAACCTTTATACATTCAAACAAGCAAAAGTTTAACAAGACAAGGGTTTGTTAAAACTGGCAAAAAATATTATTGTGATCTAATGTTTGATAAAAATTCTGAGACGCTAATACATTGGTTCGAAAATTTAGAAGAAAAATGTCAAAAATTAATTTTTGAAAAAAAAGATGATTGGTTTCAAGGTACTTTAGAAGAAAATGATATTGAAACAGCATTCAATTCATTATTACGTGTTTATAAGTCAGGTAAATATTATTTATTGAGAACAAATGTTAAAAATACTAAAGATGATATTCCAGCTGTTAAAATCTATAATGAAAATGAAATTACTTTACAAATGGATGATATAACTGTCGAAACAGAAATAATTTCTATTTTAGAAATACAAGGTATAAAATTCACATCCAGAAATTTTCAAATTGAAATTGAATTAAAACAAGTTATGGTATTAGATAAAGAGCCTATTTTTGAAAGTTGTTTAATTAGGACAAATAAAAAGGTACAAGAACAAAAACCTTTAGAAGAAAAAAAAGAGGAACATACAATCGATCAAGTTATTTTAGAAAACCCTATTATAACAGAACAAATTACAGAAGAACCGATTATTGAAGAATCACTTATAGAAGAACCAGTTACAACAATAAACGATATTAAAAAGGATATGGATAATTTAGAATCTTTAGAAGAAATAGAACCAATCAATTTATTAGATAACGAAGAACCGAAAAAAGAGGAAGAAAATATATCATTGAATATTGAATTTGAAGATTTATTAGAAGATATTCAGGAAAATGATGATGTTTTAAAAGAGATCAATAATAATGATTTAAATTTAGACAAAAACGAATCAACAATTAAATTAAAAAAACCTAATCAAGTTTATTTTGAATTATATAAAGAAGCAAGAAAAAAAGCAAAACAAGCAAAAAGAAATGCGATTTTAGCTTATTTAGAAGCAAAGAATATTAAGAAAACTTATATGATAGAAAATATTAATGATAGTGATAGTGATTTTGACGCAGAAATTGACGAAGCTTCAGAAAGTGAATTGGAAGGTCTTTAAGAAAGTTTTAGGATAATTAATATTAATCATAAAAATTATTTTATCATTAATTTTATATAATGACTGTCTCTTTTAAGAAACTATGGAATGACTACGGAATTGGAGCCATAATTATTTTATTAATTGTTGCCTATTGTGTTGCCGCCTTTGCTGGTTATTTAGGAGCCAAAGGTATGCCTGGTCCTGAATCAAACGCATCCATGCAACCTCAATACAAAAATACTAATGCTGCTTATTCTGGTGCTGTTCGGGCGTCTGAACCTTTAGGACAAAATGAAGTGTTTGCCTCTGCGAATGGAGTTCAAACTTCTATGCCTGGTATTCCTGCTTCTTGTTCTAAGCCTAATATTCAAAATCCTGCCGAACTTTTACCAAAAGATACTAATTCGCAATGGGCTCAATTAAATCCTTCTGGTAAGGGTGAACTTGCTAATGTTAACTTATTGAAGGCTGGTTACCATATTGGTATCGATACTATCGGACAAACCTTGAGAAATGCTAACCTTCAAATTCGTTCTGAACCTCCTAACCCTCAATTAAATGTAGGACCTTGGAACCAATCTACCATTGAACCTGACTTCATGAGACCACCACTTGAAATCGGATCTGGACCTCAATAAAATTTGAATAATTATCATATATTTTTAAAATATTTAAATATATTAACTTAAATATTTTATGGAAACAGAATTATGTCCTATATGTATAAGTAGAGAAGCAGAATATATTACAGAATGTAATCATGG